GCTTGGGGCGTGCTTGGGGCGTGCTTGGGGCGTGCTTGGGGCGTGCTTGGGGCGTGCTTGGGGCGTGCTTGGGGCGTGCTTGGGGCGTGCTTGGGGCGTGCTTGCGGGCCTATAGCTTCCGGAATTATTTCTAGGATTCTTTTCAGAATTCGCGATTGTCGGTTGCATCCTATGCCGACAAGGGTAGTATTACCCCATCGGACGCACGGGGCGGACGAGACGTAAAGACGAAAGACGGGAGACGGGAATCATGAACGCGAGCATCGAAATCGAAACCGAAGCCGAAATCGCCAACAACATCACGCTCTATTTCGACATCGTCGACGGGAAGGTTGCGGCGACCGAAATCCGGGGCGATAGCGAAGGCGAATCGGCAATCGTCGCGAGCGTCGAGGACGCCTACAAGCTCGCGGAGCGGATCGCGGTAAAGCACGGCTACGACGAGGCGAACTTGAGCTATCTTTTTTCCTCGTCGATCGACTTTGCGGAGGAGTACACGAGCGACGCGGCGGTCCTTGCCTTTTGTGCCGAGTTGCGGGGATAGCAAAAAGCAGGCGAGCGGCTCTCGCGGTGAGAGTCGCTCGCGTAGTTGGACACGTCGCAGCAATCACGGGGAGTGGAGACTATGTCAACGGGAACGATGGAACTAGGAGCCAGATCAACGAGCGCGGCGAGCGTGGCTCGCGGGGCGTCGCTCTTGCGTCGCGAGGGGATCGCGGTGCGGCTCAAGATCGGGCGGTTTGGGTTTTCACGGGCGTTCGACGTCGAGCAGCGGGAGCGAGCGGCCGAGGAGTTTGGGGCGAGTCCCGAAGTTGTCTCGGCTCGCAAGACGATCCTGGATCGACGATCCGATGCGGTCCGCGCCATTTCGGCAGTCTTGGCGGACGCGCAAAACTACTGGCGATCGATGACCATCCAGTGGCCGGAGCCGGGCGTGCGAATCATGCGGCGGGAGAAAGTCTCCGAGTTTAATACGCGGATGGACCAATTTCTCGACGAGCTACAAAACGCGGTGGTTGCGGCTGACGCTGTTTACCAATCCGAGTTATTGCCGGCGGCTCGCGAGAAGCTCGGAGAGTTGTTCGACGCGAGCGACTACCCGACAACGCTTGTCGGACAGTGGGGGCTTGCGCACGAGTATATCTCGATCGAGCCGCCGGAGTATCTGAAAGACCTAGCGCCGGATATTTACGAGCAAGAGCGGGCGCGGGTCGCGGCAAAGTTCGAGGAAGCAGTTTCGCTTGCCGAGCAAGCGTTCGCGGATGAGTTCTCCAAAGTCGTCGCGGGGCTTGTGGACCGGCTTACGCCACGGGAGGTGGTAGAGTGGGAGTCGTCGATTAAAGGCGACGTCCTGGCGGTGCTCTCGCAGGCGGTGATTGGGCAGGAGTCGGGGGACGAGTACGAGCGACACAAGCTCGCCACGGCAAAAAAGATCGAGACGTTCGGAGCGTCGCTGCGAATCGTGGACGCAAACGACAAGCGGTCAACGCGGACGTTTGAAACGGACGAGGGAGTTAGCGAGTATCTGCGCGGGATGGCGTGCGTCATCACGGGCAGGCACGTGGAGGAAAAGACGTTTCGAGACTCGGCGGTTGGAAACCTGACGGAGTTTTTTGAACGGTTTCGGTCGTTGTCGGTAGGCTCGAATGAGCAACTCGACGCGCTCGTAACGCAGGCACAAGAGGCGCTCGCGGGGCGTTCTGCAAGCGAGATTCGGGCCGGCGGAGAGTCGCGAAACGTCGTGCGAGAGTCGCTTGCGGCAATTTCCGAGCGGCTGGAAGAACTGGCAATCAATCGTCCTCGTCGGGCGATCGCGTTGGACGACGCGGAATAGACTTGCAATCGTTCCGGAGTTGGAATAGGATTCGGAGCGGCGGTTGTTCTGCCGCTCCGTAGTTCAAAAGTCAAAACGAGGAGGCGTCAAGTGTCACACATCACCACATCGAAAATCGTCATCGGCGGAGATAAGCTCGACGAGTTCGCGGCGGCTTGTCGCGAGTGCGGCGTAGAGTTGGTTCGCGGCGCGTTGCAATTTCGGGCGTACGGAGGCGGGATGAACCCCTGCGTGCATAAGGTCGTTCTGCCTGGAAGAAAGGCGGCCTATGAAATCGGCCTGCGTCGGGCGCGAGTCAATGCGGACGGTTCGGTCGTCGAGGACGCGAACGGCTCGGCGTATGTCTTGGCGTTCGACGAGTGGGACGGGGGCAAGGGGATGGTTCACGCGGTCGGGGAGGGGTGCGGGCGACTCTTGCAGGCGTTTGGGCGGGAGTCGATTCTTGCGACGGCTCGAAAAACTGGAGCAACGGTCGTCGAGACGCGGCTGCCGGACGGAACGGTGCGGATGACGGTCCGCCCGAAACCGATGGGGAAGGTCGCTCGCCAGTGGTAGCCGGTAAACGATAGCTGCGGAGCTATCGTGGCTCCGGAGACGGTAGGAAAACTTTAAAAGGTAAAGCCATGTCTGGACAAGAAATCGAAGTTACGATCGCAACGAACGGGACGGTCAAAATTGAGGCGAAAGGGACGGTCGGCAAGGCGTGCGAGTCGCTCACGAAGCCATACGAGGATGCCATCGGGGCTCGGATGGCGGTGGCGCGAAAGCCGGAATACAACCAGACGGTCCAGGCGACGGCGCAGCGTCACGCGGGGCAGTAGCGACCAAGGCAAGGCGGCCGGCAAGTAACGCCGGCCGAGTCTCGCAAGGCTCGGACGTTTTATTGCATGCTGGTTGCGTCATATGCCGATTGTGGTAGTATTGAGTCGTCGGACGCACGGGGCGGACGAGACGAAACGAGACAGACGGTGCGGTTATGGTGTTTTTTCAAAACAACGGAGACGAAGGCGATGTGTGCGACAGTTCAAGAAACGCGAAAGCCACGGCAGACAGCTTGGGTGTTTACGAGTTTCCAACAAGCGATGGAGACATTCCGCGAGCAATCGAGCGAAAGCCCTGGCGATGTCGGGATTGCCGTGAACGAGACTGGGTTGGTGTGGCTCGTCGGCTCGCGCGAGCAGGTCGAGGAAGTCTCCAAGATGTCGATGGAGACGGCGACGATTCAGGCAATGCAAGCGGCCGGGATGACGACGGAACTGATCGAGTGGGAGCTACGGGACTCGGGACAGGCGGACTAACGATCGTCGTCCGAATCGATGGAACCGTGGAGTACGTCGACGAGCCGGAAGCCGCGCAGTATGCCGGAGGGCTCGTCGCGGGCGGGCGGACTCGCAGGGCGTCGCACGTTTGGCCGGCGGGCATTATGCGCCGGCTTGCGTTTCGTGTGCTACGCGTGGCGTTTGGCGAGCGTGGTGTAGTCGCGGGCTGGACGCGGCGGTGGCGTGGGGAGTGGGTCGTGCAAGTGATCGGCGGTGAGCGGCTCGGGCCGTTCCTGTCGCGAGACGAGGCGATCGCGGCGGAGATCGCCTATCTGAACGAGCGGATTGTCTAGGAGGCGGAGTGACGTGGACGGGAACAAAAAAAGCTATTCAGTCGCTAAAAATCCGTGTGCTGCGTGTCCGTATCGCAAAGACTGCCCATCGGGGGTATGGGACGCGTCCGAATACGACAAGCTGCCAGCGTACGATGCCGACACGGCAGAGCAGCCGGCAGGCGTTTTTTTGTGTCATGATGGCGACGCGGAGACGCGGCTCTGTCGGGGGTGGCTCGACGTGCACAAGGCAGATGAGCTGCTCGCGATTCGCTTGGCGGGGGCGTTCGGCGCAGACTTGACCAGGGTCTACGAGGCGGCGAGGGAGCCTACTGCGATTCCGTTGTTCGGCTCGGGGCGGGAAGCCTGCGAGCACGGCAAGCGAGATATCGAGACGCCAAGCGAGGCGGCAATTGTCGCAACGGTAAAGCTCGTGCGGCGACATTCGCGGCTGCGGAAAGTCGCGGGTGGATTGACCGGAAGTTCCGAGCTAGGTATAGATTTCAGGCAAGGAGAAATTTCGATGGGAAAGAAAACGGAGGCGACGCGACGCAAGAAAAGCGGCGGTCGTCAAGTGCGAAAAAGTCGCGGCGAGTCGCCAGTTCGGTGCAATGGCACGGTGTCTCGCAATACTGCCAAGGCGAGGCGGCTCGCGATTCAGGGGCGAGATCCTGGCGAGATCGCCAAACAGTGCGGCATCACTGTGGCAGCGTCAAAAGCGGTTCACAAAGAGGCGCAAGGTCGAGCCGGCGGAATCGGGGCCGACTGTACGACGAGCGACGCGGCGTGGCTGCTGGGCGTGACGGAGCGACGCGTTCGGGCGTTGTGTCAGCAGGGGCGCATCGAGGCGTCTTTGTTTGGCGGTTGGGCGTGGCGAATTATCACCAAATCGCTAATGGAGTTTGCGGACTCGGAGCGGGTCGTGGGGCGAAAGATTTCGACGGCCGGGGCCGAGTAATTTTTGCTGCGACAGCAACGCGAAAGGGGCTCGGAGTGGCGCATCTGGTGCGGTTTCCGTTTGTGCTCGACGAGGCGCTCGTGATCGTCGAAGGCGAGTGGCGAGAGTGCCGAGTCACGGGGGCGGTGTTGGTGCTTTACACACCACGCCAGCGTTCTCGCTATCTCGACGTGCCAGACACGCCGGAACAAGTCGAGCTAGACTCAGTCGCAAAAATTGAAAGCGTCGAGTGGGAGCATGGGAAGCTGACCGAATCTGACGCGGGTCTTCATTATCTTAGCGAATCAGCAAGGCTGCTTCGTGAAAGCGTGGAAGCAATCTTGTTCGCAGACGAGCGGTGGCTAGTGCGGATTGTCGACGAAAACCGGGATCGATTGGCGGTGCTCAAGTGCGGCTAGCGCTCTGTTATTCCGGGACAATGGCAGAGCTAGTTTCCGGAGCGAGAGACTCGAATCGGTTTGCGATGTTGGTCGCGTATTCTCGCGACGAGTATGAGCTTGCAATTGGCGACCGCAGCTCGCTCGTAATTACGGCCGATCCGAAGATGTTTGGCGTTGGTGCGCCGTCCGGGCGTGTCGTGTGGCTTGGGCATGGCGACGCGTTGGCCGAGGCGCGAGCGTATGCCGAGGCGAACGGCAGAGCCGGTTCGTCAAGCGTCTTTGTGCTGACGCCGGAAGTCTGGGACAGAATCGGAGCGGGGCTTGTCTGGTTGTTCGACCATCGTGCTGGTCCAGGAGAACGCCGTCGGTGTTCCGTCGGGCGGCTCGCGTTTTGTGTCGCGGGCGATGTGCCTGCGATTGAACGCGCGTGCATCGGAGCGAAGCTGGGTAGTATCCTTGCCATGCACGCTGGGAATCCGTACCAACTCCGAGCGTCCGAATCGGAATCAATACGCGGGGGATAACATGAGCAGCGATCACTTAGAGCCGTCAGGGACACGACCGGAGCGACACGAGCGGTGCTTCTACTGCGGCGCTCCGGTTGGGTGGCCGTTACGCGAGCCGGCCGACGCGGCGTTTGTGCCGAGGACATCGGTCTTCGTAGGAGTCGTGGCGTGTCACGAGCACCAGGATGCCGGAATCGAGTTCGCGCAAGCGTTGGTGTCAAACCTGATGTGTATCGTGTCGATTCGCCACGCCGACGGCGCGACTCTTCAAGACGCCGATGACGCGGAACTGCGAGACGATTGCCTCGCGTTGGAGGCGGAACTTGATACGCTCGACATGACGCCGGAGGAGCGTCTTTTATTTCGCGCCGTGGGATCAGGAAGCGGGCGGCTCTGGCCGGACGAGCGGCGGCGAGTCTCGGACGTACTCGATCGGTTGTTTCCTCCGCAGTGTCTTGACGGTGAGGATATCGTCGAGGATATCGTCGAGGACGGTGGCGACGAGTACGACAGCGGCGAAAGCGACGATGCGAACTAAGGCGGCGAGCGAAAGGCGTGGAACATGAGCAGCGGCGAGTTGCGAGTTCGGAATTTGGGCATCCGTCGCGTGCGGGTGCGGGATATCGTCGACAACCCGCGCAACTATCGGACGCACGGGGACGAGCAACGCGAGGGATTCGCGAAGACGGTGGCGGAAATCGGTTGGTACGGCTACCCGGACGTCTTTGAGCACCCGGACTATCCTGGCAAGGTCATGCTGATCGACGGGGAGCTACGAACCCACCATTTGCTCGCCAAGTACGGGGCCGAGGCGGAAATCGAAGTCAACGTGACGGACTTCACGCCGGCCGAGGCGGCGAAGGCGTTGGCGACGCACGACCCGATTTCGGCGCTCGCGGGGTTCGACGGCCAGAAACACGCGGACTTGATGCGTGAATTGTCGTCCGTCGAGTCGTCGGCGGAGTTCCAGGGGTTTCTCGACTCGCTCGCGACGAGCCAGAACGAGCAATTCAAATCCGTCCTGGAAAATGTCTGCGTGGGAGGAAATACAAACCCGGACGACGTGCCAGACGAGCCATCTGTAGCGATGACCAGAGCGGGTGACTTGTGGCTGCTTGGCGAGCATCGGTTGCTCTGCGGAGACGCTGCAAATCTATCGCACGTCGAGCGACTCATGACTGGCAACAAGGCGGATATGCTTTTAACGGACCCGCCGTACGGGGTCAGCTACGTCGGAAAAACAAAAGACGCGCTGATAGTAGAGAATGACAACCTCAGCGAAAAAGATCTCACGGCTCTCGTTGTTCGTGCGTTTGACAACGCGGCGGCAATCTGCCGTGGCGGAGCGTACTGGTATGCAACGGTCCCGGCGGGACCGTTGCATATCCTCTTTGCCGACGATTGGAAGCGGCGCGGCGTGCTTCGGCAAATCATGGTGTGGGTCAAAGACGCGATGGTGTTAGGGCACAGTGAGTATCACTACCAACACGAGCCGATTTTGTTCGGGTGGATTCCTGGCGAACGACACAAAAACTCCGACCGTACACGGACGACTATCTGGAAGTACGACCGCCCCAAAGCGAGCCGCGAGCATCCAACAATGAAGCCAGTCGCGTTGTGGGCGCAAGCAGTTACTGACGGATCGCGGACCGGCGAGGTTGTGTACGACCCGTTCCTCGGTTCTGGTACAACGATCATCGCGGCCGAGCAACTCGGGCGAAAGTGTTACGGGATGGAGCTAAGCCCAGTGTACTGCGATGTGATTGTCAATCGATGGGAAGCGTATACAGGCAGGTCTGCGACTTTGGTAGAGGCGACGAGCGAAAGGCGTGGGACATGAGCAGCGGCGAATTGCGAGTGCGGAATTTGGGCATCCGTCGCGTGCGGGTGCGGGATATCATCGACAACCCGCACAACTACCGGACGCACGGGGACGAGCAACGCGAGGGATTTGCGAAGACGGTGGCGGAGATCGGTTGGTACGGCTATCCGGACGTCTTCGAGCATCCGGACTATCCTGGAAAGGTCATGCTGATCGACGGGGAGCTACGAACCCACCACTTGCTCGCCAAGTACGGAGCCGAGGCGGAAATCGAAGTCAACGTGACGGACTTTACGCCGGCCGAGGCTCAGAAGGCGTTGGCGACTCACGACCCGATTTCAGCGCTCGCGGGGTTCGACGCGACCAAGCACGCGGACTTGATGCGCGAGTTGTCGTCCGTCGAATCGTCGGCCGAGTTCAAGGGGTTTCTTGACTCGCTCGCGACGAGCCAGAACGCCAAGCTCGCGGAGATGCTAAATCGAGCCGACAGAACCAAAAATGTGCGGGACGTGCCGGCGACGGCGGCGGCCGAAGAGAGCGAGACGGTGACGCGGCGCGGCGATTTGTGGCGGCTGGGCGAGCATCGGCTGCTCTGCGGCGACTCGACGAATGCAGAGGACGTGGCGCGGCTGATGAATGGCGAAAAGGCGGATTTGTGCTTCACGTCGCCGCCATACGGGCAACAGCGAGACTACACGAATGAAGTAAAAGAAAAGTGTCAAGACTGGGACGGCCTTATGCGTGGCGTCTTTGGCAACCTGCCGATGGCCGACGCGGGGCAGGTACTCGTCAATCTCGGACTGATTCACCGCGAGGGCGAATGGATTCCCTATTGGGATGGATGGATTGAGTGGATGCGGACGCAGGGCTGGAGGCGTTTTGGCTGGTACGTGTGGGATCAGGGACCGGGACTTCCTGGCGACTGGGCTGGCCGCTTGGCCCCATCACATGAGTTTGTCTTTCACTTTAATAAACACGCCAAAAAGCCGGATAAGACGGTGGAATGTAAGCATGCAGGACACGTCGGCCATAACAAGGGAGGACTTCGCGACGTCGATGGCAAAGTCTTAGAGTGGTCGCACCGAAACCAACCAGTGCAAGACATGAAAATAGCGGATTCGGTCTGTCGAGTGTCGCGTGAAAAGGCATCGTACCTGCACGGCCACCCCGCCATGTTCTCAGTTGGGTTTGCGGCTTACTTCGTTGTCGCATGGCCAGGGGCGATCTACGAACCTTTTTGCGGTTCTGGCACAACGCTAATCGCCGCCGAGCAACTCGGCCGCAAATGCTACGGCATGGAGATTAGCCCGCAGTATTGCGACGTCATCGTGCGTCGCTGGGAGTCGCTCACCGGACGACAGGCGGAACGCGTCGTGGGCGGGCCGCTCGGCGACGCAGGCTGCCGAGGCGGCTCAAATGCCGAACCGGGCAGCGCGGACGCGACGGCGGCGACGTGGGGCGGCTGGGGTGGCGGATCTCAAGCGATCGGTGACGAGGTCGGCGTCGAGATGCGGCAGCCGACGCCGGACGAGCTTGACGCGTCCGGCGTGGTCTACGTGCGGCGTTCACGCCGAGGCGGCTAGGACTTCGGCTCAATCTCCGTGCGTCCGTCGGCGGCGTAGTGGCCGGTGGGGACTCGCGTAGCGACGTCGCGGTGGACGATGGTCGGCTTGATCCAGACGATGCGCGGAATTGTGCGGCCGGGGCCTGTCCAGCGTAGCGCGTGGTGCGGGCGTCTGTAATGCGGCATCGTCTCCAACGAGCGGCCGATGTGGATTCCGTTTTCGCCCCGCCGAGCGGCGCGGGCGACCATGACCGCTAGTTGCTCTGGCGTTGCGTCTTCGCGCTTGTGCTCGTCGCGGGCGAGTAGGACCGGCTCGACGATGTCGGGGTCGCGTTCGACGAGCGACACGAACAACGCGGCGCTGATTCCGGTCCTCGTAAGCCACTCCGTCGCGGGCTTTCCGGTTGGGGAATCGTCGGAGTCAACGGCTCGATCGGAGTAGGGGTCGCGCCCCATTAACGTCTGGACCGATTCGTTCCAGCCAATCACTCCGAGCACGAGCCCCCGCGCTGGGCGTCGCGGGTCGTTGTGCGTGAGATAGTAGCCGTCGATGGCAAACGCAATTAGCGGCTCCTGCTCTCCGTCTAGCATAGCTTTCGGATAGAACATGACGACGGCGGTGCTGATCGCAATCGGCGGCGACGAGTGACCGAACGAGATGCTGTCGGACTCGGGGAACCGAATTGCATAAACGGATTTTTGTTGCGGCTCTGGAAGTTTGGCGGCGCTCTCACAATCTGAGAGAAACCGGACCGCCGAGGGGGCGATCGACGGCCATAGCTTGACGTAATGGCGTCCGCTATTGACCCAATCGCGGCTCGCATTCAGCAGGAGTTTCGTTTCCGTTGCCGAGAGCCCCAAGTTGAACGTCGGGTCGCGGCGAAGGAGTCTCGCGGCGTGGCGCTCAATGTCGACGTCGAAGAACTTCATCGCTTGGCTCCAGCTTTGCGGTGTGGAATTTTTGGGGTGGGAGTCGCGCTCGCAACGCTGAACGAGTCAACGCCATCGCGAAATCGCGTGAGCGTCTTTACAAACCAAATCCCATGTCGGATGGCATCGTCTTCCGTCAAGAACAAGCCGATGACTTCTGTACCGTCGACGGTGAGGGAGTGGATGTTGCGCCCGTCTCGCGTGCGAGTCGTCTTGGCGACTGCGATTTGATAGCAATGGGCCGGGCGGGTCGTCGTGGCAACGGTGGGCTCCCGCATAGAGAGCGTTTTGTCGCGAGCGGCAATGTAGAGTTGCTCGACGGTCTCAAGCGGGCTGGGCTCGCGGCGACTCAAGACGGGGGCGAACGCAAATCGGCCACATCCGGTGCAGACAATTCGCGACGTGCGAGAGTTGGGTAGAAACGTCTTTTCCAACGCGTCTCCGCACTTGGGGCATCTTTTGGCGGGGTCCATCGGTCGTTCTCCGGGGAGTGTTGGGCGAGGCGTACGCGTTCCGGGCAGCGTCTCCTAGTCTGTCGCGTCGGCGAAGCCGTCGTAGATCGTGGCAAGTGGAATCCCATAGCGGCGGCTCCAAGCCTTGAGCGTCGACGCGAGATCTCCGGACGGTCCGGTGACAATATCGAATCCGTCGACACCGGTTCGCGTTCCGTCGACGTCGACGGCATAAATCGTCGCCATCCCGTCTTCGACCGCAAACTCAAAGCGATCTCCGGACTTGGCGGGTTGCGGCTCCGGCTCCGTCGCGGGCTGGGCGCGGAAATCTAGCAGGGCTCGTCCTGGCGCGAGATACGCCGGCCGTCGTCGTCTCCAAGCAACGGCGATGTAGGGCAACTCGGGCCGGTGCGGCAGCGTTACTTCGAGATAGCGGCAGCCGGTTCCGGCGGCGAGTTGCGCGACGTTCGAGACGGCGATTTGCGGCGAGTAGGCGATGATTCGCGGCGTGGAGGTGATCACGGAATTTCTCCTAAATGAAAGCGGCTCGGACTTCCGAGCCGCAGGTTGTTGTGGCTCTGGTGTTGGACTAGATGCCGCGCCAGATACGCTTCGACGCGTACCTGAGTTGCGTTCCTTCGACGATGTAGACGATGCCGGGTTCGACATCCGGCGCTTTCGCGGCGGGCGTCTCGTCCTCGTCCTCGGCGGCGGCAAGGTCTGTCGAGTAGACGATGCCGGCGATCGCGTACTCGAACGGATAGCTCGGCTGCTCGGCGAGCCTCACTTCGGTGTCGCCACCAAACTCGTCCGCCATGTCTTGCAATTGTTCGATAAGTTCATGCAGAGTCATCTTGCGTCTCCCGTCGTCTTGTTTTCCAGTCGCGTCCAGCCGCTCTGTGCGTCCGTTCGATGCGTCAATACTACCTAAGTCGGCATATGAGTCAACCGCAGTGTGGAAATTCCGAGATTATTTTTCCGGCTTTTCTTTTGCTGGAGTTCGCGCCGGCGGTTGCTGGAAATGCTTTTCGACGGATTGGATTATCCTGCGTAGCTCGGATGACGCTTTCTCCGCAGTTAATGCGATCACTTCCACAACCTTAGATGGCTTTCCGATAACTGAATCGTCGGGATTCTGGAGACAGCGTTCGGATAGGACTTGATCCGGCTCGCTCGTGTCAAGGATCTTGTTGAGTTCGGCGGCTAGGTCTTCGAGGACTCCGGACGAGTACAAAAAGCGTGGCTCGTCCGCGCGTTGGCATTCGTCGGATTCAACGTGCGCCGCGCAGCATCTCGCTAGGTTGGAAACCATGTCGGTCCATTGCACTAGGTCTTCGCGGCGAAACGCGGGGAGCGATGAGGCGTGGACTCCGCGAGCTATCGCCTTGGCGACGGAGCGGATTGAAGTTGAGTCGGCTTTGCGAGGCGCTGGACGCGGTGACATAAAAGCCTCCGGGAAAAATCAGGTGGTATGTTGAAAGTCGTTCTCCTGTCGAGTAGATAATACCGACGACGGAATAGCTTTCAATCGCGATTCGTGGTTTTTTGACGCGGGGTGTGGCGTGGACAGTCGAGCGGGGTTTGACGCGTTTGGTTTTTATCGCGGCGAGGACGTTGACTCCGAGCCGTCAATTGTCGCGTCGCTCGCGGACGGGGCGACGATTCCTCGTTCTGGCGGGTTTCGGGCCGAGTTCCGGCCGGCCGATTCGTTTCGGTGGCCAGACGACGGGGGCGGGTGGGGTCGAGCCTGGGAGCCAGACGCGGAGCGTGGCAACGTCGGCGGGCGACTCGTCGACGTCAAACAGGAAGCCGTCGTCGTGCATATTCTGGTGGCGGGGCGGACGTTGTGCGAGCAGCCGTCGCGTGACGTTCCGGCGACGTGGCCGGCGGGGCACGTGTGGGTGCGCGCGACGGAGGCGGCGATGGCTACCTGTCGCGAGTGCCTGCGGCTCGCGTCCAACGTCGTCGCGGACGTTAGACGCAACAAGAGCGGCCGGGCGTAATCCTGTTGGGATCTGGGCGGGATCAGGTACGGACGGACAAAAATCGGAGACGTGCGATGGCAAGTAACGCAGCAAAAATGCATCCGGAAATCGCGAACGCGGTCGGGCCTGGGAAGCTCGTTCGAGCCTTGACGATTTCGCAGCCGTGGGCGGACAAAATCGCAAGCGGCGATAAGTGGGTGGAAAACCGGACCTGGGAGACCCCCTATCGGGGTGTGCTGGCAATCCATGCCGGGAAAGGCTCGCGGTATCTGACGGCGTCCGAATTGCGGGGCTATACGCGAGGAGCCGTCGTGGCGTTGGCTCGGCTCGTGGCGTGCGTTCGCTTGCAGGACGGCTCAGAACGCGTCCGAGGCTCGGCGAGGCTCACGGCGAGCCCCCACGACGCTCAAGAGTTGTCGGCGGCCGGCTTGTCGTTGGGGCACGTTCTGGCGCACGAGTACACGGAGGGGCCGGTGTGCTGGGTGCTGCGCGACGTCTGGCTTCTGGCAAAGCCAGTGCCGGCGGCCGGGGCTCAAGGGGTGTGGATGTGGGATTCTTCGGCTATGCGGCCGGATGTTGCGGGCGGCGTTGAGTCTCCGCCGGGCGAGCGTGAACGCGACGAGCGACAGCGGCGGCTGCGGATGTAGCGCGGATGTAGCGCGGATGTAGCGCAGCTTGCCGGTGCATGCGGGGCCGGTCGTGTTCGTAGCGATATTTCGGCTGCCGCGCGATCCGGTGTGTACGAGTCGATCGAGTGGTGCAACGCAACGAAACCTGATATTGTCGAGAAATGAGCGAAAAACGACGTCCGACAATCCGGTTGCGTGCTCAATTTGGACGCAAGCGAATTTGCGTTGAGCTTTTTCCGCTTGCCGAGTTTTTGGGCAAAGTGCCGAAAGGCGAATCGCCAAACTCTGGGACCGGAGACCGGTATCGGCTGCGAGTCAACCGGCGTTGGTTTGAAACGTCTCGACGCGTGGAAGTCTACGAAGACGACGTACGAGACAGCGAACGCGAGACGGCCGAGCCGGCCGGGGAAGACGGCGACGGCCGGGCGTTGGTGCGTGTCACTCGCTCGACGACGTGGCAATTTTTCACGCTCTCGGAGGTGTTCGCGGTGATGCGGCGTTCGCTCGCGGACTGGCGGAAACGTGCTGGGCGTCAGGCTCGCATCGAGCCGCAGGCACGCAAGAAAACGCGAGCCTCGCCAGTTCCGGAGGCGAGTGGCAGCGATCACCCGGGATCTCAGGAGGATCACCCGGGATCTCGAATTGGTTCCGGCGACGACGTGGCGCAGCACCAAAAACGGCAAGCCGGCGCTCGGGCGCAAGCCTTACTCGCGGGCTGGAGTCGTGGCGATGATATTGCCACTCAAGAGGACGTTGAAAGCGAGGCGGGAAATGTCGCAAGCCGGGTCTAATTCATGGGATGCGTGGATTGAAGATGCGTTCGGCGAGGACGCAAACGCGGACCAGCGGGAGCCCCGAACGGACGACGTTTCGCCTGTTGATCCGGGCGAAATCGTAGCCGACGAAAACCGCGAAGCGGATCGAGGGGAGGCAGGTGGTTCCCAGGATGTATCGGCGGGGCAAAGGAAACGAAGGCGACGTCCGGAGCGTGGGCGTGGTGGGCGTCCTCGCGAAGAGGACCGGGCAACGGCTACGGGCGGTCGGTATGCTCGCTATCTGGAAGCGGACCGCGAGCGAAAGCGGATCGCGAGGGCTGCTCAACGCGAGCTAAGGGAGCGAGCGGAGCGGGAGGCGTCGAGCGGAGCGGGCGAGACGACCGAGCCGATGGCGTCGCCAGTCGTGTCTGGTGGCGTGCGACTGGACGCGGGAGCGGACGTCGCACAAGATACGCGCGGGGCCGAAACCGCAAACACCTTCCGGAGCACGGAAGACGGACCGGTCGCTCCAAGCCAACGAACGGACCAGCAACTCGACAACGTCGCGCGGTCGAATCATCCTCGCGACGACAGCAACAACGCGGCAGCCTCCGTGGTTGATGGTGGCTCGTCGTCGAGCGGTCCGACGTCCGGGGCCGGGGGCGTGTCGCGCGCGGCACCGAACGCGAGCGGAGCAGGCGTCCGGGAGCCGTCGGCGTATGACGACGAAAGCGGGTTGACTCACGCCGAGGAGTTGCGCCATGTCGAGCGGGCGGTGCGTCAGCGTTGGCCGACGACACCGCAAGCGAGGCAGCTAATAGCGCAGAAGATTACGCTGCTCGCATTGTCGCCTGAGTCGTCGCCGGGGCTCTCGCTCAAGGCGGCTCGAATCTACGTGCAGATGGAAGCTCAAAACCAATCGGACGAGCACAAAGTTCTTCCAGATCAGCTAATCACTTATGACGGAACCGCGCGGCCTGTCACAACTGACGGACAACGAGTTGCTCTCATTAGAGCGTTGCTTGCGGAGCGACAGCGACGCGCCGCTCTCGGCGGACGAGATCGAGCGAATCGCGACGAGCCTGGGGCTGCCATCGACACGAGACCGGAGCGGCCGGCTAACTGACCGCGAGTATGCCGACAAGCTCGCCTGCGAGACGAGCCTGCACGCGTTCGTTGAGCGAGCGTGGCCGATTGTGGAACCTGGGACACCGTTTGTCGACGGTCCGCACTTGTGGGCGTTGTGTGCTCACGCGGAGGCGTTGCGGTTTGGTCTGATCCGCAATCTGCTCGTCGCGATTCCGCCGGGCTGCATGAAGTCGCTGCTGTGGTCGGTATTTTATCCTCCGTGGATTTGGTCCACCGAGCCGTCCTCGCGGTTCATGTTCGCGAGTTACGACCAAAGCCTTTCGACTCGCGACTCCGTGCGTTGTCGTTCAATCGTCGAGTCGGATTGGTATCGATCGCTCTGGGGCGACGTCGTCGCGCTTGTCGGGGACCAAAACGAAAAGACGCGGTTCGACACTGTGGCGCGGGGCTGGAGAATCGCGACCAGCGTTGGTGGGAGAGGCACGGGCGAGCACCCGGATTATCTCATCGTCGACGACCCGCTAAACGCGAAACGGGCGACGAGCGAGACCGAGCGGAAAGCGTGCGCGGCGTGGTGGGATGGCACGATGACGACTCGCGGCGAAATCCGAGACGTCCGGCGAGCCGTGATCGCGCAACGTCTTGCGCCGGCCGATTTGCACGGGCACATCCTGGAAGTCGACGCTGGGCTCGGTGCGTGGGAATACTTGATGCTCCCGATGGAATACGAGCCGGAGCGGCATTGCAGCACGTCGATTGGCTGGAGCGATTGGCGCAGCGAGCCGGGGGAGTTGCTCTGGCCGGCGGCGTATTCGCGCGAAAAAGTCGATCGGCTCAAGCGTTCGCTAGGCTCAAAACGTGCGGCGGGACAACTCCAACAACGTCCGGTGTCACTTGACGGGGAGGTCTTTCAGCGGGCGTGGTTTCAGATTGTTGATGCGGCTCCGGCGGACGCCACGCGGGTTCGCTTCTGGGATAAGGCGGGGACGGAAGGCGCTGGCAAGTTCACAGCCGGCGTGCGGATGTCGTGCAAGGCCGGTGCGTTCTATATCGAGGACGTCCAGCGGGCGCAATTGTCGTTCGGCAAACGCGAGCAATTCATTCGGCAGATAGCAACGCTAGACGCGGACACCGTTGGTTACGTGCGGACGTGGCTGGAGCAGGAGCCGGGGTCCGGCGGAAAGGATTCAGGCAAGATCTCGGTGATCTCGCTCGCGGGGTTTGACGTGCGGCTTGACGTCGTCTCGGGACAAGGCAGCAAAGTGGTGCGAGCGCAGGGGCTGTCGTCGCAAGCGGAGGCGGGCAACGTATTCCTTGTGCGCGGGCCGTGGAACGCGACGTTTCTGGACGAAATCGAAGCCTTTCCGGGCGGCGAGTATTCCGACCAAGTCGACGCGTCGAGCGGGGCGTTCAACAAGCTCGCGCTCGGGGCCGGCGACGGAGCCGATTACGTGGGCGACGTCGTCGCAAGCGGCGAGGACGACGACGAGCGGCGGCCGTTCGGAGACGACGAGTTAGCCGAGTTGCCGGACGAGCTACGCGAGCTAATCGGCGAAATGCGGGGACTTCGCGGAAATCGTCGCGGGCGTGGGCGTAGCGACGACTAGAAACCGCATCGGTTGCGAAAAAAAACGACCGCAAATCTACGTGGATAATCGCGATTTCTCGGATTCTTTCCGAGATTGTCTCGTTTGCGGTTGCGTCCTATGCCGACTATGGTAGTATTACCCCATCGGACGCACGTGGCGGACGAGACGGGACGAGACGGGAGACGAGACATGAACGCGACGCAAACGAACGCGACGACGACAACAACGCGGTTTTTTGAGAAGGAGACGGTCATCGTCGCGGACGTTGACGCTTTTCGCTCGGCGGCTCGCGCGGCTTGCGACTCGGCGGCTATGACTGATGCCGAGTACGACCGGCTCCTGCACGCAGTGGAGAACAAGCGAGCCTTCCGAGTTGGAGCCGTCATCGGGAATTTCTACGGCTGCACGCTCGACGGGAAACTCGCGGGGATGTGGTTTCCGGCGGCTTGGCTCCGGAAGGCGTAGAGCGGGGTTGAAGCGGCGGCTCGCTATGGTGGCGAGCCGCAAACAAGACGAGACGTAAGACGGGAGACTGGAATCATGGCGAACTTCACAAGACGAATCGAGTGGTTGCAGAAGCAAATCAACGAGCAGCGGAACTGGATCGCCGAGTGCGAGGCGAGCGGGAGCTACGACGGAGAACGCGGCGACGAAATTAAGACGGCAGACGCGGACGCGCTCGCGGCCTGGGAGTTGCAGCTATTTGCGCTCTTGCCGGCGGAGGAACGCTCCGAACGGCTCGTCGTCGAGGTCGACCGGAATCGCAATACGGCGACAATCTCCGTCGTCGACGAGAGCGGGAACGGAATCGTCTTGATGCGAAGCAGTCTCGGCGGGTGCGCTTTCTTGTCGTCCGAAGAACAAGAGCGGCGAATCCGGCTGATCGAACGACTCCGGCTCGCGGACAACGAAGGCGGGGCGTAGTCGTGGAACGCAGCAAGCTACAGCAACGCGTCTCAGCTTGGATCGAGACGCGGGCGGACGAGATAAGCAAGCTTCTGAAACGCGACCCGAGCGGCGAAGCGGCCGTGCGGTGGGTCGCAAAAACGTGTCCGCTCTTACGTCGACGAGCAACGCTCGCGACGACGGAGAGCCAATCAAGACGGGGAGCAATCCGATGAGCGACAAGAGGAGCGAGGATGTCGAATCGCGACCGCTCGACGTCTCGCGGCGGTTTATGTTTCGGCGCGATGGGCGAGTGGAACAAGACGGTCGGTTCTACTCCGAGCGGGAGACGGTCGACACTCTACGGTCCATCGGAGGCGACGGCGCGAATCAACTCGCAGCCATTGCGAGGAGAGAGCTACGGAAGGGGCGGTTCTGGTGTCTGACTCGGCGGCTGCGACATTACGACGAGGACGGGAACGAGGTGAATTTATGAGCGACGAAGACGGATTGCCGTTTGGAAAATACTACGACGGACGGAACGAGCGAGGGACGATGCCGGAAATCGATCCGTCATCGGGGCCGACGTTTGTGCTCTCGGTGTTCGACAAACGGGTCGGGGAATATGGTTGCGGGATATGCAAGACGCGGTTGATGCGGGGGCGCGACCCGGCGGACGCGGTGAAGCGGTATCGTGCGTGGCTCGCGCTCGTCTTCGCGGACATTGTCTCCGCGATGAAAGACGAGGACCGAGTTGTGGAGGAAGTCGTAGAAGTCATGCCGGAGGAGGCGACGTTCAAGCGACGTCTGGAACGGCTCCAACAAGAGCTAGACGATGCGGAGTCGGCGGGTCGGCATTATCCGGCGGACAAACTCGCGTTGCTCGTTCAAGACGTGGACGATGCACGCCGGCTGCTGGAACAAACGGTCGCGCGTCGCCAAGTGCGGTGCGAGTCGCGACGCGACCGGATACTCCGGCCGGTGCTTTGGGAGATGGAACAAATCGACGCGGGGCGAGTCGAGGCGATCGAGATTCCTGCGACGTACGGACTTCCGGTGAGCTATGCCGGTTACTGGCGCGGATTCACGACGTACGAGCCGGCGTACAATCGGCGTGGATAGCGGCGGAACGGGCGATATCTCTACTAGACGACGGGAGACGACGGATGCGAGTTCTACGCGGGGCGGTGACGCACTTGGCGATCCGTGGATACTTCACGCTGCAAGTTCCGGACTTGGCGGTCGGGCACGGCTCGGACGATTTCGAGGAACTTCCGGACGAGTGGTTCGTCAAGCTCAAGTGGAGCGGCGGCCGGCCGGCGCACGCGAGGGAATCCGGGTTGCTATTCCTGACTCGGATCGGCTACGATGCGAACCGCGAGAGGCTCCGCCAATCGCTGGAAACGTGGTTGCGTGGATATCCGGCCGGGCGCGGTCCTGGGCTGCAAACGTGGGAAGACTTCGAGCGAGTGGCCGAGATGCACTTTAAGAGTGTTGCGGCTCGTCTGGCGACGTACGAGCGAGCCTTGCGGGAAAAGCTCGGCGACGTGGAACGGTGGAAGGCGATTGTGTAACACAAGGCGACAACAAAGGCAGGGGGAAACGCGATGGGGATTGTCGACAAAAAGCGATTTCGGTTGGATCAAGTTCGGGCTGGGCACGTTCCACCGCCAAAGCTGCCGACGTCGATGCAGGTTCCAAGCGACTACGCGAGCGGCGTAGCGTGGCCGTACGACGACGAGCCGGCGCATGCTCGCGGCGGATATCCGCCGAGCGACGACGGAGGCGGGGACGGGAGCGGCGGTGGGCTCGGGTGTTTGCTCGTCCTGTTGCTCGTCGGGTTTGCGCTGATTGCGGCGGGGCTCGTCGCGGTTTCGTTCGCGTGGCTCTCGATCGCGATTGATGCGTAGAAATGGCGATTGACGCGGCGGTGTACGTGTGGCGGGTTCGTACGCGGCTCCCGGAGCGATTCGGAGAGCGGTGCACGGTGCTCGCTCGCGGCCGAAAAAATTCGGTGCTCGTGCAATTCGAGCGAGACGGGTGGAAAGTCATCACGAGCCGGTGGTATGTCCGCCGGCTAACTGGGGAGACGGACGATGCGAAATCGTAGCAAGACGAGCGAAGCCATCAACGCGTTGGGCGAGGCGGCGAAAAGTCTTCCGGATGGGTACGAAATCGCGGTGCGGTTTACTCGCGACGAGTGCTCGTTGGCGTTATACGATCCGGACGGAGAGGAGCTAGACGTATACGCGGACGACTCCTGCCAGTTTGAGCAGGCGATTTGCGACGCGGTGCAGGATGCCAACAAGTGCGAAAGCGATGGCGACGGAGAGCCGATAGACGGAGATGACGATGGCGAGGACGAGTAGCGTAAACGACGAGAACGATTGGAGAATCCACCCGGCAACGCAAGAGCTAGTTTCGGTGGCGTTCGGTGCGGCGGCTCGCGTGGCCGTGCGGTTTGGACTCTCGGCGGAACAAGCCGGCGAGCTAATGACCGCAGCGTGGCATATCGTGCAAGACAAAAAAACGCCGTCGGCGATTGCGGTGGCGGTCTCAGATTCATCAGACGCGGAGACGAACGATGGCGAGGAAACTAGGCCGGTGTGACGTGTGCGGCGAAGCGGCGAAGAACCAAATCAGTTGGCGGTGCTCGGGGCATTGTCGGTGCGACGACTGCGGCGCAAGTGTTGGGCTTTGCTATCGCGAGGGCGGGTTGTTTTGCGACCAGTGCTGGAATACGCGGGTCAAGCGGTTGATTGCCGAGTTTGAAAAGTCGAATGAGTCGACGGAGTTTGAGACTCAGTTGCGGTGTCCGTTTTGCGGCAACGTGCAGCAGGACGCGTGGGAGCTTAGCGCCGATGACGGGGTCACGGAGTGCGGGCGTTGCGATCGCAAATTCGAGTACACAAGGACGACTACGACGGTTTACTCATCGAGTCGTCCAGGCAGCATAAACACGAAAGGCAGACGGCAATGAGCACATCACAAACGCTTCGCTCGTGTCCGAGTTGCGGGCACGCTGCGCCAGTACGCGCGCCGCGAATGGTTGACGTGAACGACTACGGAGATAAGGCGGAGGTCGGTGTCGTAAAATGCACCGGATGCGGGATGCGGATGGAGACTTGCCACGGACAAGACGAAGCGGACAAGCGGTGGAATCGTCGCGACGGCGACGGAGAAAAAGATAACGGTCTCGGGCCGTGCGGCTACGCGCGAGGCGTGACAGCGGACGAGCTACACTTGCGGGTGATCAACGCGGTCGGGCGGTGGTGTGAGCGTCGCGGCGGACGAGCGGGGCTCGACGCTCGCGACCGGTTCCTCGTCGATCACCTGTCGCGGCCGTTGGAGCAAACGATAACTGGGGTGCTCTCGCTCTTGGCGGACGAGCTAGGCGAGCTACGCGTCGACAATATCCCCTACGATCCGACCGATCCGGTGCGGTATCTGACGGATGACAGGGACGCACTGAATCGCAACGAGCTTGTTTTATTCGCGGGTGGGAATGGCGATTGGTACGTAGGGGTGGTCCCAGAAGGCGAGGGCTTTGGCGGTCGGTGCGTACGAATTTGCACCAGCGGCGGAGCGGCGAGTGCGGTTCCTGGGCTGGGAGTCGCAATTGCCAAGGCGTATCTAGCGATTGCCAAAGTCACGGAAGGCGGTGGGGCGTGAAAATAAAGCATGAGTGCCTCGGATGTAGGGCGACGTGGGAAACGGACCGGCTAGTTGCGGTCCCATGCGTTCGGTGCGGGAGCGGAGTTCCAGTGGACCGAAGTGTAGCTTGCGACGTCGGCGCAAGCCGTCTTGCAGCGAACGTGTTCCTCGCGGCGTTCGTGATGCTCGGGTTGTGGCGAGTGCTGGTCCCAACGTCGCTCGACGTATCGGCGACGAGCCTCCACAAAGACGCGGCGCACTTGCTGGTCGGCCTGGGGCTCGGCTATGCGATTAGGCGTCCTCGTTCGTGGGATATCGTGGTCGGAGCGGTGCTGGTCTCGCTCTGGGAGCTAGGTTTCTTTTTGGCAACTCGATAGCAGCGAATGGATACGGCGAGCCGCACGGAGGCGGCCGGTGGCGAGCGCGGACGATCGGGGGCAGACGATGCGACAAGACAGCGGCGCGAGCGGCATACGCGGGCGGTGGCGGTTTAAGGCGGAGTATTTCGACGCGGGAGACTTGCCGGAGCGAAACGGAAAACCTCCGATCCGGCAATACGACGGTCGTGAGGCGGGATTCTACGCAACTTACGCTCCGGACGGTTTTGGCTGGGCTCTATTCCCGTGCCGATTCGCGACGTTGGCAGATGCCGAGCGAGCGGCGAACGTCTTGAGAAAAAAGATCGTGGAGGCGGTGGCTACGACCCATCGCGATGTTGTGTTGATGGGTGAGTCGAGCGACGGAGGGGTGCAGGGGTTCGTTGACCAAATCGTCGCGGAGTCGTGTCACTGGTAGGAGACGGGCGATGGCAAGCCAACTGGCGATTGACGTGGGCACGCTCGCGGCGTTTGTGCTCCTGTTGTGGCTCTCGCATCCTCGTACGTTCAAGGCGTTGGGGATGGCGTTTGGTGCGGTGCTTGGCTATACGTCGCGGCCGGCGAAGGCAGACCGTGGCGACGCGAGCGAGCCAAGCGACGACGGGGACGAAATGGAAGCGAGACTACGGTTCGTTACGCTCTACGACTTGAACCGAGACGGCTACGGTACGACAGAGCGACGGCCGGAGAACGTCTCGCGTCTGGCTCGGCGGATGGTCGGACGTCGTATGCCGCTCGGCTGCGTCTTGCGCCGGCTCGGCATGGATTGCCCGAACGCGGATTTCTGGGTGGCCGATTTTGCCATCTATGTCGCGTGGGGCGATGTCGTGATTCCACCAACGGTTCCGGGGGCGAGTGGGATTCGTCGGCATACGGCGAGACTACTTCGGTTCGAGCCGTAACGTAACGCCACGGAGTTTTGGTATGTCTGACGTGGCGGTGCTCGCGGCGTTATTTGCGGCCGTCCTGGGGCTGCTGACGCTGACGCTGATCGGTGCGTTGGCGTTCTCTATTGCTGGCGACGAGTCGCGACGCAGGCGACGCGTTGACGCAAACGCGGCGGAGTTCAATCGCCGCGCGGCCTGTCTTCCGGATATTGACGCCAAACAACCAAAAGTTCTAGCCGCGAAAGAACCGCAAATCTCGCGGGGAATTCGCCTGATTTCTCTGGAGACACCAGACGAATAAAAAAAAGTTTCGGATTTTTGGTGCGGCGGGGTTGCATCCTATGCCGACGACGGTAGGATGGGGGAGTCGGACGCACGGGGCGGACGACGAGACGAAAAGACGAGACGACGGGAGACGGGAAGATGACGAACCTAGCGACTCACAACGGATTCTTGACGGTCACGAGCACGCGGACGGGAGAACACCGGACCTTCCGGATTTCGACGCAGGCTGCGGACGCGGAGTTTGCACCGGGCGAACGCATCGTCGGGCTGCTCACGGGAGCGGACAACGAGCGAGACTACACGAGCTTCGCCTTCCTCAAGACGGAAGCCGACGGCTCGGTGCGGCTCATCGTCTGGAAGCGACACCGGGGCGGACAGTACGACGCGCTCGCACGGATGCTCGAAGCCTTGCCGGCGCACGAAGCCGCCGGACGCGTCGCGACGAATTTTGACACCCGGTGTCGCAAGTGCAATCGCACGCTCACGACGCCGGAAAGTGTCGCGTCTGGAATCGGTCCGGTGTGCGCGGAGTCGCTCGGGGCGTAACGACGTCGGACGAGTGGCGAGCCGCGCGGGGCGGCTCGCTCGCTAGGGTAGGACGAAGACTAACGACGGGAGACGGGAAGATGATCGCGACTATGACGATTGGCGAGGGGTTCGCGGAGTTGCAATCGATTCGGAATGAGCGGCTGCAATACGGAGCCAACGTCAACGAGCTACGCAAGCGTTGCGACGCGGTCGGACATTGGGCTGCCCGCCAAAAGAATCGGTCGAAGCGTTTGTTCGTCTTGCTCCGCGAGGCAAGCGAGTTGAGCCGACGTCTCGGGTAGAGTCGCGGGAGTGGTTGGTTGTCGCGGGCCGCGCGTTGCGGCTCGCGGTTTGGCGGTTCTTTTTGTGGAGTTCCAGGATGGCACGGTTACAGATCATCGTGAGCGGGAAGGGGCTGCGGCGGGAGTCGGTGCATAAGTTGGTTGAGGCAGCGTTAGTCGCGAAATATGACACGGAGAACGTGAGCGTCTCGACGACGGACGCCACGATTCCGGGGTCTCGCGCCGAGCGGTTCGCGGCTGCAATCGGCGACGTCGGCGGGGCGAAAAACGAGATGGAGTCGTTGCGCGACGAGCTACAGGGATGGCTCGACAACCTGCCGGAGTCGTTCCAGCAAGGGAACAAGGGCGACGAGTTGCAATCGGCGATCGACGAGTTGGAAGATATCGTCTCGACGTTGGAAGACGTCGAGGGGCGCGACGTAGCTTTTCCTGGGATGTACTAATGGGCAATCGCAAACGACGAGCGAAAAAGTATGGCGAGGCTCCGGCTCCGTCGGCGAACGCGTTCTACAGTTACGACCAAGAATCGGGGCTCTATCACGTCTTCGTAACGGACGGAGCCGGCCGTACGGCGGAAGTCGGTGCGCATTGCGACGAGCCAGACGCAAGCCACGCGGTTGATGCGTTGCTATGGTTTCGTAGCATTCCGCAGCCTCTTGAGCCAAAAAGGACCAAGACGTGAAGGTGTACATCTTGATGCGCGGCTATTACGAGGATGCGACGCCGGACGCTGTCGTGAGAGAGGCTCGCAAGGCAGATGCCGAACGAATCTGCTCGCTCTGCGACGATTCGTGGCTCGTCGAGCTTGAGCTTGACGAACTACCGATGGCGGTCGATCCGGGGGCGGAACATTACACCGTCGAGCTTAAACGGGACGGTGAGCCAAAAATCCACAAATACTGGTCGCGACTGACGCAATCCGGAGAGCTACAAAACTCTTTTGCGGCGCTGGACGTTCGAGGACGCAAACGGTGGCGGCTAACTTGGCGCGGCTACGCTCGCTCGGCCGAGGACGCGGGGCGATCGGCAGTCGAGATGCGACGAGCCATCCTCGCGGGCGAGCTTGCGCCGGACGAACGCGGGCGATTGCCGGTGTCGCTCGACGCGGTCTCGCCAGACTGGAAAGCGACCGATGGCGGCTAGGCTCAAGCTCTGTTGGGTTCCGTTCTGCGACGGGCCGGCCGTCGCAACGATGCGGCTCGTCGCGCCGGACGGTACGACCGCGAGCGTGCAGGCGTGCGCCGAGCACTCGGGGAGGACGATTCAAGCAAGGTTTTCTGAACCAAGTCGAATTCCGACCAAGGCAAGTAAACGCAAGCAACCAAGACGGAGCGAGACAGATGAGAGCGAGCGATAGCATAGAGTCAGTTTTGTCTGGGGCCGAGATTCGATTTGGGCTCGCGGCTCAAAAGAAACTCGAACGCGTCTTGGGTATGAACGTACGCGGCGAGACGTGGCAAGAGATAGCCGACGACGTCGGGTGGCAACGACGGACGGTTCGTTCTGCGTTTGAGCGGATGATTGGCGATCCGAGCACGGCCGAGATTCGCGAGTCGCTCGCGTCGGCGGTGGAGTTCATCCGCGACCTAACGCTACGACACGGCGACTCGTGGACGGCTCCGGAGCGAAACGAGGCTGCGGCGATTTGGTATCACTCCCAACGGCTGCTCGACGCGCAGCGGAACGAGCACTTCGATGGCTCGTCGGCGATGGGTGAAGTCGTCGACGAGAGCCGGTACGTCTGGCACGGAGTCAGGGCTCGCGTCTTTACGACGACGGGGACGCTCCGGTTCTATCCGTCGATGCCGTGGCGGTTTGAAATCGAGTGCTCGACGCGTGGCACAATCCGGTTCGTCGGAGTGCCGAACTATTGCACTTCCAAACGCTCGGCCGTCGCTCGGGCGATGGCTCGCTGCCGGTGGGTTGCCAACGGGACATACGACCAGCGGTACTCACGGAGCACGTAGGGGACCGAACGACGAGAGCAACTGGAGACAACTGGTGGCGAGTAACGCAAACGGCGCAGGAGTGCGGCTCGAAATTGAGCGGCGGGCGGACGGTTGGTGGATTGTCGAACGCAACGGAACCGGCCTGCCGGATATGGGACCGTATCGGACGCGGGCGGAGGCGGACGACGACCGGGTTGGCGTGGCGAAGTTCTGCCGACGGAATCCGGCGTACGTCGGTCCATAGCCGAAAAAAAGAAACCCGGAAATCTTGTGCGGCGGGCTTGCGTCCTATTCCGATGATGGTACTATGAACCAGTCGGACGAACGCAACAATCAACAACGGGAAACAAGACATGGCCACGAAGCAAAAATCACCGCTCGCGAAACCGGCTCCGAAGAACGGCGACGTCGTACGGCTGCACGGGTACGAGTTCACGGTAACGAACGTCCGGCAATACTCGCAGCCGGTACACGGAGAGAGCTTCGCGGTCTGCCGGTTCGAGGGGGTTTGCACCGCGAACCGAGTCAACGACACAATCCGCCGGACGTCGTACAACGGCGGAACGTACGGGTGGCGGATCGACTAGGCGGAGACGAGAGCGGGGTTGGGCTCGCGGCTCGCGAGCCCAACGGTATCGAGACATGAGACGGGAGACGAACGTGGCGACCTATGCGGTATTAACGCGCGACGCTCAAGGCGTCGCGTCGCTCGGGTATGTCTTGGACGACTACAACGAGGCGGAGTCGCTCCTACGCGACGAGGAGGGCTCGGCGGACGGGGAACGACGCGAGTTGTGGTCGCTCCGCGCCGGCTGGAAGCAAGCCGTTCGCGTGAGCGAGTTCGGGATTCCTTGCGACGACGGAACCGAGGAGAGCGACGTGCACTCCGCTCGTCGTCTCGCTCCGTATCTGAAAGCCAAGATTGGCGAGCTAGTGGTGGTTGTCGACGAGTAACAAAGGGGGTGGTTGTGAATAATCGGAGCCGAAAATTCGAGCCCTACGTTCGACGGTACAAGCCGGGGGACAAGGCGGTGTCGTTGCGGACGGCCTGCCGGATGGCGTTTTACCATGTCATGGGGCGGAATTTTTTTGTGTTGTTGCAGCGGGGGAAACCGCGAGTCGTTCTCGACGTGGCTGGGAGCCGTCGCGAGTTAGAGCAGATGCAGGTGCAAGTGGCGATGGGGCGGATGACGTTTGCGAGTTGGGCTCGCGAGATTGGGCGACAGGCTCGCGGCGGAAAATTCAATCGAGCCAAGACAAAAGACAAGCGGTGGCAGCGGTGATCGAAATCAAACTACCGTTGGTTGACGTCGTCGACATAGCGTCGCTATCGGCGACAATCAATCAATTCCGTCGCCAAGTGCCATCGTCTGACCGGGCGTTCCGCAATTGGTACGAGCGGTTATCGCCAGCGGAGCGGCGTTTATTCTTGTATCGGATTCACGCGGTCGCGGAGATGCTAGAGCCGCTCCGTCACGCTAGGGTTTCTGTCGTCGCTCAAGTGTCCGGGGCCAGCGAGTCGCAGGAACGAGATACATCCGGGGGGCGTGATGTGCGGTAAAAGTCATGAGTGGTTTTGTCCTCGTTGCTGGCGAGTGCTGGAGTGGCGCGAAGTGACGTTCCAAGAGACGCACGACGGATGCGGCGAAGGCGTCGAGAGTCGCGAGCGAATCGCGGCGAGAGCAACGCCGGAGCGTGTTTTGGCTATGATTGCGGCTCGCGGTTGGTCTTCGCACTGGACGCACCGTGGTGCGTATCTGCACTTGGAGGCGTCCGAGCTAATCGAAGCGGTGCGAGGCAAACGCGGCGACGTTGTCGACGAAGCCGGAGACGTGTTGCTCGTGTTGCTATCGATTGTGGGAGCGGCCGGCGTGTCTTGGGGGGACGTCGAGCGCGCAGCGGCTACCAAACTCGCAAAACTAGAACGGCCGGGGCCGTATCGCGACGAGGGGACACAATGAACACCGAGAAGTCTTGGTCGGTATTGATTGGCGATGTCCGGGTTCGTCTGCGCGACGTCCCGGACGAGTCGGTGCATTGTGTGGTGACATCGCCACCGTATTTCTCTCAGCGTGACTACGGGATGCCGGAGCAAATCGGGCTAGAGAAGACGTCGGCGGAATATGTCGCGCAACTCGTCGCGGTGTTCCGCGAAGTTAAGCGCGTCTTGCGTCACGACGGAACGCTCTGGCTGAATCTCGGCGACAAATACGCGAGCCAAGGTGGGGCTCGCAGCTATGGCTCGTCGGACGGCGCGGTGCGTCGGGCAGACGCTCCGGAGCGGAGAGCCCCGACGCTGCCACGCAAGAACTTGTACGGTATCCCGTGGCGTGTCGCGTTTGCCTTGCAAGACGACGGGTGGCTGCTGCGGCAGGATATTATTTGGCACAAATCGGATGCCATGCCGGAGAGCGTGACGGATCGGTGCTCGTCGGCGCATGAGTACGTTTTTCTTCTGGCTCGCGGATTCGATTACTTTTTCGATGCGGACGCCATCGCGGAGCCTGCCAGCGGAACGAGCGGCGGAGCGTGTTTCGGCAAGCAACAACACGATGCGGCCGGCTCCGGAGCGCAATCTCGCAGGTACGACCGGCCGGAGTACGAGACTCGCAACAAGCGAAGCGTTTGGACCATGCCGACGTCCAAGTTTGGCGGAGCGCATTTCGCGACGTTTCCGCCGGCTCTCGTCGAGCCGTGCGTTCGTGCGGGCACGAGCGAGCGCGGGTGCTGCGCCGGATGCGGCGAGCCAATCCGTAGCGGAGGCGTCAAACGCTGGTGCACTTGCGGGAGCGAGGACGTTGCGCCGAGCGTGGTACTCGATCCGTTTGGTGGCTCGGGGACCGTCGCGGCAGTCTGCGACCTGCTCGGCGGGCGACGGACAATCCTTTGCGAGCTAAACCCGGAATACGCGGCGATGATTCCGGAGCGAGTGCGAGACGTTCGAGATGCGGCGTTCGGGCGGACGAAGCAGCGTGCGGTTCCGCCGATGCCGGGTCAAAAAGATCTTTTCTAGGAGACGAGACGATGCCGGTGATTGTTGGGGTATCGAAAGATGGGGTTATTGAGTTCGCGACTGCGAGACTAACCGAGGAATCGGTGGAGCCACTAAACCAAATCGTCGACGAAGGCGGATATGTCGCGATGGTCGATGGAAGGGTCACAGTGGGCGGGCGAGACGTCGAAAACGGTATTGTGCGGCCGGAGACGGCTAAGGCCGTTACGACGGTTTTCGATGTCGCGTTGTCGCTGCTGCTCCGCGTTGAGCAAGCCGGAATGATTGGCGACAAGTGGATGCGAGACATCGTCGCGAGACAGTCGCGGGCGGCTTGCGACGCGTGGGAGGAAGTCTACCCGAATGAGGCGTGTATATCGCGGCGAGCCTGGGATCGAATCGCGGACGAGATCGCTACGCGGCATGAACGGCTGATGGCAGGCGTACTTTCGCGGCTCAACGCCATGCAGATTTCTCCGGCTCCGCAACTCGTCGAGTCAGCACGGCCGGGAGTGTTTTTGAGTGTCACGCGAGAAACCGCAACCGGCTTTCGCATCGGAATTGCCGGGGCGTTGATGACGGCTCGCGAAGTGGCGCAAGTCATGTCGCAGGCGGACTGAATTGGCTCGGCGGGATGCGGTTTGTTTTTTTTGGTCGAAACGCAAGACGGGGAAAGAGCGATGGAAGACACGGTGAAAATCACGGAGTTGGACCTAGGCGAAATTTTCCTAGGCGAGTTGCGGAACAAGACCGCGAGAGTCGGAGTCGTCGGACTCGGAACGGTGGGGCTCCCACGGGCGGTGGCTCTGGCTCGCGCCGGATGGGACGTCGTCGGAGTCGATCGCAACGACGAGCGACTAGCGAAGATTGCCAACGCGGCGATGTTCGGCGCTCGCCCCATCCCGGAGCCTGGGCTCCCCAATCAAATCTGCGGAGTTCCGGCCGATGACATTTTTGCGGCTGGAGAAATGGGCTTTACTGTCTACGCGTGGGACCAGTTACGAAATGAAACGGACGGCGAGCAAATCGACGTCTGGATCGTTTGCGTCTCGGCTCGCTCTCGCAAGGGAAACGACAAGCGGATGGGACCAGACTACCGACAGGTTCTGGACGCGGTGGCGCAAATCGGTGCGTTGTCGGGCGGGCGGAGTGCGCCGTTGCTGGTTGTCTTGGAGTCGCTCGTCGGTCCGGGAGCCACCCGAGCCCTGGTCGGCGAGACGCTCCAACGGATGCGACAGGAGCGTACGGTGCTTGCGGCGTACTCTCCGCCTGACTCGGGGATCGATCCGGAAAGTTTCAAGATGGTGAGTGGGACTAGCACCCTAGCGAGCCAAGCGGCTCGCGTTGTTTACGAATCGATTTTCACGCGGATATTGATCCCAGCGAAGGCGGAGGTAGTCGAAGCGTCGGCGCTCGTGCGGCATTGCCAACGAGTCACAATTCGCGCGCTTGCTAACGAAATGTCCGATGCCCTGGCATTGATGGGAATCTCGTACGCAGACGCGTCTTTGCTCGCTCGTGATAGCGTCGGCCCGTTTGGGCATCGACACGTCTTGCCGGATGCCGGAGTCGAACCGACGGACTCCGCCGAGACGGCTCCGAGTGCGTTTGCCGATGTCGCGGATTCGTTTAGCGCAACTCCGATCATTCGGTACGCCGGCAATACGCAAGAGAGGCGATGGGAAAAGATCGTTGAACGCGTCGAGATACTCGCGGGACACTCGGGTCGCTCGCCTGGGGATGCCGAGCGCTGGCCGATGATAATCGGGGTGTACGGGCTGCGACCGAAAGAGAGCGACGACGTCGAAGACGGTTCGGTCGGAAGCAAGATCGCGCAGGGGCTCGCGGCTCGCGGCTATACGGTAAAGCTATTCGACGACGCGGGCGGCTCGCGTCCGACCGTCGATGATATGCGGCGGTGTTCCGTGCTCGTCTGCGTGCACGGAACGCAGGGGCTGCCGACGGAGATTCTCGCCAACGCGACGACGCAGGAGCCGTGGATTTACGACGTCAGGAACCCCCCGTCGTGCGACCGGATGCCGCGAGACTTGATCCGGCTCTGGCGAAAGTCGCTTGGCGAGTAACCGGAATCGGAGATACGTGATGCAGCGTCAGTTGCGGCTATTGGAACGCGGCGGTGTCGGAGTCGACGGGACGAGCGCGGAATACTCTCCGTGCAAGTTGTGGCGATACTCGCTAACGCGACTGTGGCGGCCGGCCGACGGGCACGACGAGCACGCGGGGAGCGTGGCGTTCGTCGCGCTCAATCCGTCGACGGCTACGGAGTACGAGGACGACCCGACGGTCCGCCGGATGATTCGGTTCGCGAAAGAGTGGGGACACGGAGGGCTCGTCGTGCTCAACGCGTTTGCGTATCGCTCGACGGACCCGCGAGGGCTCTACAACGTAGCGGACCCGGTTGGTGTCGAGAACGATTTCGCGATTCTCCGGTGGGTCGCGAGAGTCTCGCGGCTTGTCGTCGCATGGGGACGGCATGGGACACTGCACGGGCGATCGCATTACCTGTCGAGGCTCCTAGCTGACGCAAATCCGATGTGTCTTGGCACGAACGGAGACGGCTCGCCAAAGCATCCATTATACGTCGCGGCGGACACTCCCCTGCGACGATGGACCGGACGACCTATGACGCGGGCCGACGGATGTCGTGAACCGTAAGGCTATGCGCTGTGTCTTGTCGGATCGTGCCGGAGCCGGTATAGTTCGATTCGACGGAGGGCATACTCATGAGCAACGAAATCTGCAGCGGTTGTGGTGGCGTCAATACGGGGCCAGCGGTTGCGGCTCCGTCGCGAGCGGCTCGGCACTCGCTCTGCGTGGGATGCGCGGTCGAAGCTGCCGAGATTACGAGCGAGCAGGAGCGGGCGTCGCTGTCAAGTTTGCCTGAACTGGACCGGGTTGTCGCTCCGTGGCGACGCCGGAGCCGGGCGTTCGTGCACTCTCGCGGGGCGTTCTAATGAGCTGGGAAACGGACCCGCTGTGGCTTTGCAACCCACGGCGTCCGTGCGCGGCGTGCGGAAACAATCGGCGACGTCGTCGCGCGTGCGCGGCATGCGAAGGCGTGGGCTACGCGGCAGCCGATCTGGCGGGGCTCTGGCGCGGCTCGGCGGCGTTTCTGGTGTGCGGCGGTCCGTCGCTCGCGTCGCTTCCGGAAGGCGTGTTTCGCTTGCCGGGCGTTGCGTCGTTGGGCGTGAACAACGCGGCGGCGCACGCCGGCTGCCGGGCGTTTGTCTTCGGCGACCCGCAGTGGAAATTCTCGCACTCGCTTTTTTTGGACCCGACCGTGCTGGTGTTTGCGCCGTTCGGAAAGCTCCGGCGTTGCGTGCGAGTGCGGCTCCCTAATGGCTCGTTTCGGCAGTCGACGACCCGATTGTCGGATTGTCCAAACGTGTACGGTCTGGCGAGGACTGGCCGATTTAACGGGGCGGAGTTTTGCTCGACACGCTGGGCACAATGGGGACGCGGCGGTGTCGATTCTGACGCTCCGTTTAGGCGTCTTGCGACGATGCTTTTGGGGCTGCGGTTGCTGGCGTATCTTGGAGCGACGCGGATTTACTTGGCCGGCGTGGACTTTGATTCGTCCGGCGGCTACGCGTGGGGCGACCCGACAACGTGCGGCGGCTCGACGTGGACCAAAATCGGGCGGTTGCTCGACGAGTGCCGGGGGGCTATTGAGGCAGCCGGCGTCGTAGTGCGCAACGCTACGCCGGGAAGTAAGTGCGCGGCATTTCCGGCCGTCGACTTTGCCGAGGCGTTGGCCGACGCTCGCGGATTGTGCGCCTATCCACCAGATTTGCGGGGGATGTATTCGCGGCGATTGCTACGCGAAAACCTATCGGCGCATCCGGAGCCGATCTCAATTCAACAAGCCGTCGCGGAGGCGCGCCGGCAGGCGTCCGAAAGGCGATGACGCCAAGGCGGACGTATCGCGCAAGACGTCCGGCCGATACAATCACTCGCGCCGAGGCTCGACGGAAGCGACGTCTGGTGACGTCGACGAGCCTGCGGCGGTTATTGCGACGACGGGAGAGCCGATGATGGCGGAAGACTTGGAACGCGGAAACCAAAAGCCGGAGACGGAGTTTGCTGGAGTCAGAGCGGAGAACGTCGAGCCCTACGATCTTAGCGGTCGAAATATCGACGTCAGGAATTGCGGGTCGTGCGATTGTGCGCATCAGCAATTGACGGTGCGGCCGTTGGCGGCTCGACAGTCGCATGGTTTCACGCATTGCTACACGTGTCCCACGACCGGCGATCCGGTTCCCGTGGCGCTCTACAAGCACGATGGGTCGCTGGTCGAAGTCGCTCCGGCAGCGTTGCGGGCGCTAATCTCTGCGGCGGCTCGCGGGCGCTATATGGTCGCGGTGTTCGTTTCGGAAGGGGAAACGGTCCATCTGCATCGGACCACAAGTTCTTGGCCGACCGGACAGTTTGCGTTGGGGCTCAAGATGCTCGCGGACGATATCGACCGCGAAGTGGGTCCGCCGGTCACCGATACTCCGATGGAACGGGCGGAACGTCCTCGTCCGTTGGTGGATTTGTTTTCCGGCGTTCCGTCGGGCGACGTCTCGTAAATCTCGGGGGCGTCAACATGCGGCGGATATGGAAGCGGCTCCGGTTTTGGTTGGCGACACGGGCCGCACTGCAAAGGCAAGCGTCAAAAGCTCTCGACGACGTTCACGAGCTGACAAATATCCTGCGTCGCGAACAAGGAGAGCACCGCGAGACGCGCGAGACGCTCGCGGAAACGCAGTCCGAGTTGGCCGAAGCGGCTGCGGAGGAATCGCGGCTGCGTGGGACGCTTGAAGTTTGCAAGGCGCAACTGGAGATGTATGCTCTCTGGGAAGCTCGCGAGCGAGAGCGGCTCGAAGCGGAGGCTGCAATTCTGGCAGCGCGTAGAACGCTCGCGATCGGTTCGTCTCGCGGAGCGGGCGACGAGTAGGCACGGTTCGGACACGACGGTCAGCACCGGGGGACTCAAGCGATGTCGGATTTTTTAGCGGACGCGCGACGCTCCGCGCGTTCGCGGGTGGAGATGGCTCGGCGGTCGTTTGGGCAGTCGCTGCGCAAGGCAACGAGCGGTGGCGCAGTTGTCGGCGACGCGTCCGAGCTTGGGCTCATGTCGTCGCTCGGAACGTCTGACGGATTCTCGTTTGGCGACAAAGGAGCGAGTCAAGCTCGACTCGCTCTGGCCGAGTTTCGGTCGTGGGTCTATGTCTGCGTAAACGCGATCGCGGGGCGTCTGTCGTCGCAACCGATGGTCGCCTGCCTTGTGTCGGACGACCAAAAGTCAAAGACGGGCAAGCGTAACTCGCGGCTTGACGTCACGCGGAAAAGAAAAGTTCCGGAATCGATTCGCGCGAAACTCCCAACCGCTTTCAGCATGGAGATTCTCACGAGCGGCGATATCGTCCGGACGTTAGAGCAACCCAACCCGGTGCAATCGCGCTCGCAGTTCTTGTACTTTTCGGCGGCGTCGCTGCTTTTGTGCGGAGAGTGTTATTGGGTCGCTGGGCTCGCAACTCCAGACGAAAGCGACCAGACGAGCGACGATGGGCCGCGCGTGGAATATTGGGCGATTCCGCGAACGTGGATCAAGCCATTGCATGAGGGGCGGTTATTTTCGGGCTACGAGTTGCGGACGAGCCCCAACGCCGAACCGATTTTGTTATCGTCTTCGCAGGTCGCTCGGACGTACTTTCCTGATCCGTCGGACATCCGCGCGTGTCGTTCTCCGCTCCAAGCCGTCGCAACGTCGGTGCGTGTTGACGACCGGCTCCAAGCGAGCCAAGAGCAAGCGTTCGACCGTGGGCTCGATCCGAACCTAATCGTCACGGTGGGGCGGCTACGCGACGAGGACGGCAAGTTAGGTGATCGTCGTCCTCGTCTGACGGGGAGCCAGCGGCGACAATTGATTCGGGCCGTGCAGGAGGTCTGGGACTCGACGGTCAACGAGGGCTACCCTGCCATCGTCGACGGTTTCATTGAGTCGGTACACAAGCTATCCAACACGCCATCCGAAATGGATTGGACCGAGTCGGGCGACGTAATCAAGCGGCGTATCTTTCAAGCGTTTCGCGTGAACCCCATCATCGTCGGGGAGATTGTCGGAGCGAATCGCGCCCAAGTCGTCGAGGCGGAGAAGCATTTTTGCGCGAACGCTGTCAACCCCATCGCGTCGGCTCTCTCGGACTCTGCGGATCGGCTCTCGCGTTCGTTTTTCGAGGGCGGCTCGTCGACGCGTCTAACCGTATACGTCGAGCAGGCCGAGCCCACGGACCCGGATCTCGATACGCGGCGATGGGGCGACGCGCGTAAGCTGGGCGACGTAACGCGAGACGAGTATAGAGCCGAGCTATTGGGACTGCCACCACTTGAGGACGACAACGCCACGCGCAACACCCTACTATCGACCGTCGGCGGAATTACGGGCACGGTCCAGGTTGTCACGGCGGTCGGGCAAGGCATGGTGCGCCCCGAACAAGCCCAAGCGATGTTGGAGCTATTTCTCGAAATTCCTCCGGACGTCGCGGGCCGAATTGCCGGCGTTGGGCAGGCTCCGATCCCGGCTCTGACGCCACCGAATCCGCCGGGCGGACCAGTGCCATCGCCAGCACCGCCAAAGCCGGCCGATCCGGTGGACGACAACGAGGAGCCACCGCTTGCCGAGGACGCTCCGCCGCAGCCGGACGAGTCGCAGGAGGCGTCGTATGTGGCTCGCTATGACGTCGTACCGCTCGCGCCGACCCAATCCATGCAAGACGAAGCGGCCGTCGGTCTGGGCTTGCTAGGCGAACGCACGGTGCAAGTTTCGTCGGGGCTGCTGTCGGTGGCTCGTCGTATTGCCGGCGGAGAGCGATTGCGGGCGATCGAGTGGCGATGGCTTCGCAGCTATCTCGCACGGTGCGGAAACGCTGGGCGCAACGAGCCGGGATGGAATCGCGACGAGGCATCTTGGCCGTCGTTGCCGGCGTTGCTCTGGACGTGTTGCGGCGGTGACGCGGCGTTCGTGCGGTCCTCGTACGTGTGCGCGTGTCTCGATACGGCCGACCGTCGCGAGGCAAAGCGGGAAAAGTTTGCCGGGGCGACGACGACGATTACGCGAGCCGACGTCAAGGCGCTCAATGCCTCGCAGCTCAACGCGTTGATTGGAGGGGCTGCCGACCAAATCGGTGGCACGTTTCAAGGCTAGCGTCGAGCAGTTTGTCGCGAGATTCATTGCGGCGAACCCGACATTGACGAAGGGGAGCGGAGCAACTCAAGCGTCTCGGCTCGTAAAGATGTTCGACGCGAAATCGGCTCTGGCCGATCTGTCGCGGCGGTGCATTAATCCGCTCGCGTCAGCGTTCGCGACTGGGGCAATCGTCGAGCGTCGGCTACACCGCGCCGTTTGCGTTGATCACAAATCCGGCGTCAAGACGACGGCCGAGGATATCGCGAGACGGCTACAAATCGACTTGCCACCGGGGATTTCGATTGGGCAAATGCCGGCGTGGCTCCGCGCTCGCGCGGCCGAGATTATCCACCGGACGTTCCAGGAGCCCTATTGGCAGCGCATACCCGAGACGACTCGCGACGATATCGAAGTGACGCTCCGCAACTCGATCGACGAGGGGCTCTCCGTCCGGGAAGTCTCGCGTCAAATCATGGAGCGACACGGGGACCAATACGACCGATGGCGATCCGTCAACGTCGCTCGCACCGAGATGACGAACGCGCTCAACGCCGGGCACGTCGAGGGGATTCGCCAGACGGCGCAAGAAACCGGCCTGCGAATTGGCAAGGAGTGGGTGAGCGTGCTCGGCACCACGACTCGCGAGACGCACGCGGACGCGGACGGGCAGCAGACACCGGACGCGGAGGGAAATTTTACATTGGCCGGCTACGAAGTTCCGTGGCCGGGGCACTGGTCGCTGCCAGCGTCCGAGCGTTGCCATTGTTTCCCGGCGGGTACTCTGGTGCGTTCTATCGGCTCAACGCAAGCCGTGATGCGGGCATGGTATGAAGGCGTTGTCTATGAAATTACGACGGTTGGCGGGCGGAGACTTTCCGTCACCGAGAACCACCCCGTACTTACCGCGAGTGGATGGGTCGCGGCTGGAAAGCTCAAGATAGGCGACCAGTTGTTCGCCACAACGAGACAAGTCGAGTCGTCCGTGGCGAATGAACAAATACAAGACGAACCAACCAGAATTGAGCAAATGTTCGAGGCGGCGCGAGAGCGATCCGTTTTTGGTTCCGGGGCGTCCGGCTACAAACTCCGCCGGTGCAGTCGTCGAGACTTCTACGGCGATGGGGAATTCTCGCAGGGCTATGTCGAGATTGTATTGATCGACAGCGACCTGCGTGCGGATCGTGAATCCGCAGCCGACAAGGTACGACGAGACCAAGACTTCTCGCGAGTAAACATTTACCTGCCGGAGTTGCTTCGTCATGGCGCGGCGGCGTCTTCGTTCAATCGGCTCAGTGGACAAGCGGCGAGCGTTCCAAGCGGCAGAAAGGACGTCGTTAGCCAAAGCGGATCGGTCGTCGTCGTCGAGCCCCGACCAGCGGCTACGTTGCCCATCGGAGTACGAGCGGATTTTGCGGCCGTTGGCTCGCAATCTTTCGGCGAGCCACGGACGACTCACCCCGTACCGTTCGGCGACGCGCTTAAGGTTCTCGCCTGCGTCGTAGTCGCGGATCATGTCGCTCAAATCGTCGCGGTCAAGTCGGCGTGTCACGTGTACGATCTCCAAACTGAAAGCGGCCTGATTGAGGCGGGCACTGGCAATGGTGGTGTAATCGTATCAAATTGTCAATGTAGCGTTATATCGTCCGTCGTCATGGACGAAATCTCCGACGAGCCAAAGCCGGAACCGACACCGGAACCGGAGCCGACGCCACCGCCGGCAGTCGAGCCACCGCCGGCGCAAGAACCGCAGCCAATCCCGGCGTGGGAGCCTGGGACGATTCCGACGTCGGACCAACTCGGTGCGATGAGCTACGAGGAACTGCGGCGAGTGCCTGTCGAACACGTCGTTAACTTGCATCCCGAATTGAACGACGTACATCAGCGGGTATTGAAAGCGGCGGACAAGTTCGACCGGCTTGGCGGCGCACCGCCGAAGGCGAAGCTCGACAAAGCGGCCGAGGATTACAACAAGGCACACAAGAAGGTTTACGAGCTTGAAGCGAAATGGATGCAAGCCAACGAGCGAGGCGACAAGGAAAAGGCGAAGGCGTTGATGGAAAAAATCGACGCGGCTGCGGCGAAGTTTGAGGCGGCGAAGACCAAGTACGCGGGGATGCTCGACAAGCGATTTAAGGCGAACGAGTTCAAGACACCGGAAGAGGCTCGGCGGTCTTTCCTGGCATCCGTGGGCGTTCCGAAAGGCGAGCGATTGAAAATCTACGGAGTTAAGGCTCCGATGCATCCGCCAGAATACCGCGTCAACTTGGAGGATGGCGGGTCCGTCGTCGTCCAGTTTCAGGATCAAAATATGCTGCGGACCAGCACCGGAGATTGGGACCGCAATTCGCACGTTGGCCGACGAATTGAGGAGGCGAAAAACTTTGTCGAACCACTGATTGCGAAGCGTGGTGTCTTTGCGGAAAGCGAGCGAATTGCCAACGAAGTGGCGAACGTGCGGTTTCATCTTGGGGAGGAAGGCGTTCGCGCGCATGCGAAAGCTAAAGGGCACGACGTCACGAAATCAGATGCTCCAAACTATCGCGGTGTTTTTATCTCGCCGTCGGACGACGTGGGGACTGTGGTGCATGAGCTAGGCCACGTCATCGAAGGGGCTCGCGGCGACGGCATGACCAAACGTGCCGAGGAGTTTCGGCAATATCGCACGGCGAAGACGCCAGACGTCCCGATGCGAAAGTACAGTCCGTTCTATTCCGAGTGGGAAATTGGCAACGAAGATCGATTTCATGGGGTCTTCGATAGCGACGCCAAGCCGGGGAAGGTATATGATGAAAAAGACAACGTTGCGAGGCGTGCTGCGTACACCGGCAAAGGCTATGGAATGTATGGCACGGAGCTAACGTCGATGGGGCTCGAAGCGATGTATCGCGACCCGTATCGGCTCGCGAAAAACGACCCGGAGTTGTTCAAGTTCGTGATTGGGGTGTTGCGTGGAATCGTCGAGTAGAATTGAACCAAAGCTCACAAAGCGGATTCCGGGCGGACGTCTGGTTGCGACGCTTGATAAGTCGCTCAAGTTCGTGGTCGCGTTTGAGCCGAGCGACGAAACGCGATTCGACGACCAAATTGAAGCCATTATTCGAGTCTCGCAGCGGATGCTCAACTCCATCGCGGACATTGCCGCGCGGTCGTTCCGGTTTGGGCCAAGCGACGGAAATAAGTTTGATGGGATCTTGCACGCGGCGGCGTCGGCGGGCGAGTGGACAATTGAGCGGCCGGAGCCAATCGACGTGGGGGAGGTTGTGTGGTAGTCGAAATTGAAAAACGCGAGGATGGCGAGCTAGTCGTAGCGATGGCGGGCGGGGCCGGTGGCGGTATGGGGGCTGCGTCTTGCGTGCGCGTACGTCCTGACGAGTGGTGGCGTGGGTGGAAATACTCGCGGCTGGAGCGGCTTGCGGGGCGTGGCAAAGTGGATCTGCAAACTAAAGACCAACGACGCGCGGCGGACGGCGTATCGATTGGCGGCGAACGTCCGGAATAGCCGAGGAGCATAAGCACGTGGCGAGAGTATCGGGAGACTTTCTGGGGCTTGTTGGCGAAATGGCGGTGCGCCGAATTGCAATGGTCTACGGCAAGCGAGCCCAACGCAACGGAGGGCGGCTGGAGTTGTCGCCAGACGAGCACCGATTGTCGCTGGTGTGTCGTACGCTCCATCATCGGTTCCTGTCTCGTAAGTACGAGGCGAGCGAGCGCGAAGTCGACGAGATGCTCGCGTTGGCAGAACTGCTGGTTGTGGCGCACAAGCAAAACACCCACGGCGTAGCGCCGGGGCCGATTGCTGGTCGCGACGAGCCGAGCCGCTCGTTTGATATCGACCGGGCGGCGCTGATTCTCAAGACTGAAACCGAGTTGCCAGCGACGGCATACGCCGAGATTGTCGCGGCGATCCAGGGCGGCGCAATCGACGGTGGAAATCCGGACGCGATGATCGGCGGCGAGCAATGAGCGGCGACGGCTCGAAGTCGTCGGGGCGTTCGTCGGCGGCGATTAACGCAGACGGCGACTCCGCGCGAGCGCTCGCGTTACTGTTGCGCGCAACGAAGAAATTCCAGGACCGATTTCACGAATCGGTTCGTGCACGCGATACGACGTGGCATCGTCTGGCCGTAAAAGTCGATCGCGGTCGAATCGTCTCGATTCAATTGATTCTCGACGAGTCGGTGGATGTACCCAAGCCAGACGCGGACGAACGCGAGGCGGAACCAAATAGCTGACGCGACTTGTGGAATTGTTGACCTGCGACCACCGAGTTTGTATTGTGTCGCTAGTGGGCAGGTGACGTCGCTATCTAAAAGCGGCGAAGCGAGGCGACAGGCCGGGGAGCGGGCCGGCGTCCGTGGCGAATCGGACGCCGGCCTTTTTTTGTTGGCGTGGTGTAGCAAGGTCTTGACGCAGCCACCGATAGGGTACTAGGCTACGCCGGACGTTCCAGGCGAACCGATGACGAATCACGAGCCGGGGCGGAGTCTCTAGGCGCAGCGTCGAACCCACCCTTTCGACGTTTGCATCTTGGCTCCGTCTCGGCTCGTTCTTTTTGCGGGTAGAAGCGATGTCGAAAAACTGCTCGTTTTATCTGGGACCGGCGGTAAACCTTTCGGCTCGAAAAGTGCGGGTCGTTTGCACGAACTATCAACCGCCCGATCTCATTACGCAGCAGACGCTCGCGGGAAACGCGACGACGTTCTCCATCGAACTTGAGGACGATAAGAAATACGAGATTCGCTTGATCGACGTGCGCGGCGGCGTGGACGGTCTCCCGTCGTACCTGCGAGTCGATACGTCTTCCGATTTGATTCCGTTTCAGTCCGGCGAAATCGTGCTCGTATCGGCGGAGGACACTTCCTCCTCGTCGCTATCGTCGCTGTCGTCGGTATCGTCGTCATCGTCTCGCGGATCGTCGCTCTCGTCCAAGTCGAGTAGCAGCCGGTCCTCGTCGTCTCGCTCCAGCTCGTCGAGCCAGAGCAGCCTTAGCAGCTTGAGCAGCCTATCGTCGTCGTCGTCTCGCGGCTCGTCGCTGTCGTCGCTCTCGTCCAAGTCGAGTAGCAGCCGGTCCTCGTCGTCGAAGTCGTCTAGTGGCAGCTCGTCATCGTCGTCGATTACGCAATCGCTCTCGGCATCGTCTCGCTCGTCCAAGTCGAGCAGTAGCCGGTCGTCTGGTGGCTCGTCGCAGAGCAGCTTGACGTCGTCGCTCTCGTCGCTGTCGAGTTTAACCAGCAGCCGCTCGTCGTCGTCGTCGATGAAGTCGATGACCGAATCCAGCCTCTCGTCGCTCTCGTCCGTCTCGTCGAGCCGGTCCAGTTTGTCGTCCGTCTCGTCGAGCCTATCGAGCCAAAGCAGCAGCCGCTCGTCGTCGTCCAAGTCGTCGAGTAGCAGCGTGTCGTCGTTGTCGTCGTCCTCGTCCAGCAATTCCAGCAGCAACTCCTCTTCGACGTCGAGCCAATCGGTCTCGTCGTCGTCGACGGAACCCTAATTTTAGGAGCATCCCGAGATGGCTCGGAACCGTTTGTCCGGAATCAACGTGGCGCAAGTGGTGCGTTACGTTTTGCAGGCTCCCGTCGATTCTTTCGATGCGCTGTTTAACGCGGTCGAAGCGTCCATGCAGCGGCTCGGAGTTCCGTCGAATCGACGAGCACTTCGCGACGTCGGGCACGCGAGCGTCACGATCAACTTGCGTTCGGTGATCGCGTGGGCGGAGGCACTGCCGACGCCGACCGAGGACAACCCGATTGCGACGGAGACCGTCGACGCGCTGGTGCAAATTCACGCGGCATGCTCGACTCGCTATCGGGCATCCGGATACACGGCGAAGAAGCCGTCGGCCGAGGACGTGGCAGCCGTAAACGATTTGGGCGAACGCCAAGGCGAGTAGATGCCGGGCGAGCGTCGGTTCGGCTCCAAAAGTTGGGACGTCTGATTCGGGTCTGGAGGATTAACGCGATGTCGATTCACGAACGGTTGGTGGAGTCGCTCAAGGCGCGAGCCGTGGCGCGCGCGGGCAAGTCGGCGAACGCGTTCGGCTATGGAATCGGTTTGGCCGAAGCGTACGTCGCTCGCGCGTTTGATGAGCTTGGCTTTGGCGAGACAATCGCAGGAGCCAAGCGAGCGGACATTCTCGCGGCATCGTCCGGCAAGTTGGTGTACTGCCAACCGGAACTGGAGATTTTCCGCAAGACGACGCGGTCCTCTCAATTTGCGGAGCTACTTCCGGACGGAATCAAAGCCCCAGACAACACGCTCTTGGTCTTTCAGAACGTGGTGACGACGCCACGCATCGATCGCGACAAAGACGTCTTGGAAACGTCTGGCGGAATGCTTGACCCGAAGGCTCCGCTGTTGTGGCAGCACCTATACAATCTGCCGCTCGGTCCGGTGCTCGCGACGATTGAGCACACCCCCAAGGCGCTCAAGGTCGCGTGCGCAATTGTCGACGTCAACGATCTCACATCGGACGCGGCGAAATTTGTGGAGGCGGGGGTGCTCCGTATCTCGCACGGATTCCGGGCGTTGGAGTGGGACCAGCGCAAGGCGGAGCCGGGGGACGCGATGGGCGAACCGGGCTATCACATCACCAAGTTTGAGATAATGGAAGTCTCGCTGGTTTCCGTTCCGTCGAACGTCGATGCCGTGATCGAGATGTACGCCAAGGGCTCGCTCTCGTCCGACGTCGCGAAGGCGTGGGCTCGCAAGTCGTACGATGCTCGCCATCGCTCGTGGCGCGGCGTGACGCTCGACGACGCGAGCCAGACGGCGGTGGCTCCGTCCGGAGTCAAGCGAGTCGTGATTGACGACGCGACGCCGGCGAACGAGACGGAAGAACCGGCAATCGACTCCGGCGATGTTGATTCGATTTGGGGCAAGTCAATTCCGGGCGGCGCGAAGGCGTTCGACGTCCAACGGCAAAACTTGGAGGCGTCGCGATTGGAGTACGAGTGGGTGTCGCGTTATCTCGGCACCGAAATCAAGAACGTCACGAGCCGGGACGAGCGAGCGTCGGGGGTGTGGGTCGGTACGTTCTTGTATGGCGTAGAGGAGGCGTTGGTTGGGCTCGACGCCAAGCAGGATGACTTGCGAAATCTGACGGACGACGGCAAGGAGATGCCACCCGAGTTTGCGCACGTCGAGCTAAACTCGAAAACGAGCCGCTCGTTCGTCGTCGAGGGGCTGCGTTTTTTTAAGACGGCTCGCGGACATCTGGTCGTCAAGACGTATCGGACGTGGCACGGCGTTGGTGTCTGCGCCTATGCGGCGGATCAGCAACTCGCAACCGACGTCATCGATTCAGCGTGGGCTCTCGGGCATCAGAAAAATCTGCTGCGCTACGAGGCTTTTTCTCTGTCGGGTGAGTTCTTGCCGGCGACGTCCGAGAAGTTTGACGGCTTGTTTTTGACGCCGGAAAACGAGGCGTCAGTGAAGCGAATCGTCCGCTTGCTCAACGAGAAGGGTGGCGATCTGCCGAATCGCGGAATGATCCTGGCCGGACCGCCGGGGACTGGCAAGACGCTTTCCTCGCGAATCGTGCGCAACGAGGCGAACGCGACCTTCGTTTGGATTGCGGCGCGGGACTTTTCGCGATTTGGTGCGTACGGAACCTTCGGGATGGCGTTTGATTTGGCAAAGGCTCTCGGGCCGTGCGTCTTATGTTTCGAGGACATCGATTCGTGGATCGACGGATACTCGGTCGACCTGCTCAAGACGGAACTGGACGGAGTCGGGCGTAGTCGTGGCATCGTTACGATGCTATCGACGAATCATCACCAGCGGTTGCCAAAGGCTCTCGTCGATCGGCCGGGGCGGTTCCATGACGTCTTGGTGTTTGATTTGCCGGACGACGCGACGCGCGCGAAAATGATTGAACGGTGGCTGCCGGAACTTCCGGACGAGTCGCGGGCGCGAGTCGTGGAGCAAACCAAGGGCTACGCCGGCGCTCATGTTTTCGAGTTGTGCTACTTTGCTCGCGTGCTCGGCGACGACGAGAAGATGGCGGTGGATGCGGCGGTCGATGTCGCGTTGAAAAAGATCTCGCAAGCCCGCGAATTGGTGGGAGCCAAGTCGGGCGAATCGCTGCAAGTCAAGGCGGCGCGTCCCGTGGCATACAAGCGGCTCGCGTTCGGAGTCAAGTCGGCGGAGACTCCGAGCGGCGTGGCCGAGGCGGCTCCGCCGCTACCGACTGCGGACGAGACGGTGCTAGACGGCTCCGCACGCGTCCCTGACGCGTCGAGCGGTGATCCGGGCGACGACACGGCAGAGCCAACCGAAAGCGGCGAGGCGGGCGACGGTGCGTCCGAGACAGGCGAACCGCTTGTCGGCACGTCGGGCGACCTGGAGACTCCGAAACAATCCGGCGCGAACGTGAGAAAGGCCGGACGCGTCTTGAGCGAAAAGAACTTGACCGCGCTCAAGGAGTGCCAACAAGACATGGAGCACGTCATCGACAACGAGGAGCTAAGCCGTTCGGGGCTCGCGTTGATGGAGCGGTGCGTGGACAGAATCAAAACGGTGATTTCGACGGCTCAACCGGAAGTTGGGCCGGTCGTGGACCCGGCGTTGGCCGGGCAGGCGAGTGCGGCGGAGTCGCTCTCGGCAAAGAGTGCGTTTTCGTTGGCGCTGACGTTGTCATCGAAGCAAGAGCGTCGGCGATGGCGAGCCGCTCTCGATTCGGTGGTGGCTCGGGACGAAGACGATGACGTTATGGCGGATTTGATGTAAGGCGTTTTCTCGCGGCGTCCTGGGGCGTCTCGGGTTTCTTTTTTATCGGGGAGCCAGTTATGAAGATTACCGCCGGCCTGAAAACTTGGGCCGTCTCGAAGGGGCTCGCGGAAAACGCGAGCGAGTTGCAAATCAAGCGGTGCGTGGCGGACGCGTTAGCGGACGGCTCGCTCACGCATGATGATTATTTGGCGTTGACGTCGGACGCACCGAACGCCGGCGCGAAGGCGTTGCTGGAGCGAATCGCGTCCTCGTTGGAGAGCGGCGTCAAGCCGGCGGCTGCGGAGGCCGGCGCGATCAAGGGCAGCGTCGGAGGAGCCACGCCGGAACCGAAGCGGGCGAAGCCGAGCGCGTTTGAGCGGGCGTTCTCGACGGCCGATGGCGACGACGAGCCGGAGCGGGTCGTCATCGAAGTCGTGGGCGTGCACGAGCGCTACGACAACACCCGCAAGTCGGCTCGCTTTCCCGAGCGGACGATGAAGGGGGCGAAGCACTCGCGCGCCGGGCAACTGGTGACCGAAGGCGGCGACCGTGGCGTGCGCACGATCGAGGAGCCGTCGGAGTTGGATCTTGCGCTCTGCGGGGCGTACGTCAAATTCTCGATTGCGTCGCAACTGGGCGGCGTGAATCGGGTTCCTCGCCCGCTCCGTATGACGGAGCACGATTCGCAGCTCATGCAGTACGCGTTGGCGAAGGCCAAGTGGGGCGGCGTGCTCCACGGGGAGGGGACGGACGTCGAGGGAGCCATCGGCGTGAAGGGGGCTTTGCTCACGCCGAGCCAGCAAAAGGCGCTGATCGACGACGCCACGAGCGGCGGTCTCGAAATCGCGCCGATCGCGTTCGACGACGCGGTCATCATGACTCCGCTTTTGTTCTCCGAGTTCTACCAGCGGGTGAACACGGTCCCCATCACTCGCGGCCGGCGCATCGAGGGCGCGTCGATGGGCAACGTCACGATCTCGGGGACGGGCGGCGACGATACGAACATCCCGCTGTTCAACACCGCGAGTTTCATCGCGGCGTTCGACACGACGATCTTTCCGGTCAACGGAGCGGTCGAGATTGGGCTGGATTTCATTTCCGATTCGCCAATCGACGTGGCGAATACGGTGGTGCGTCAATACGGAAACGTGTTGCTCGCGTGGCTCGACGAGCAGGTATGCATCGGCGACGGAACGACGGAGCCGGAAGGCGTGCTGAACGCGTCGGGGACGACGTCGGTGAACGCGGAGAACGGCGCGGGCGGTCCTCCGACTGTCGGCGATTACGAGAACCTGTTGTTCGGCGTGGCAAAGGCGTTCAAGGCGGGGACGAGCCCCGACCGGATCACGTTCGGCGCGAACGAAACGACGTACCAGCGGGCACGCGGGATCGCGGTTTCGACGACGGATCAACGCCGGGTGTTCGGGATGACGCACGAGGATTACGTGCTGTTGAACCGCACGTTCGGCATCGGCGAGTTCTTTACGAATCGCCAATCCGTCTTTGTGAACTGGGCTCGCTATCGGATGTATCGTCGGCTCGGCCTGACGATCAAGGTGACGACCGAAGGCTCGACGCTCACGCGTAAGAACCTGATGTTGCTCACCGCGCGTGCTCGCTACGGCGGACAACTGGAAGACGGTGGCGCGGCGGCCGTTTGCGCTGACGGGCAATCGTAGTCGAAGCGGTCGCGGGCGTTGCTCGCGGCGACAAACTAGGCGAGGCGCGACCGTAGGTGTTGCGTCTCGCGTTCGAGTCTGGCACGATGCCGGGGCGAAAGCGCCGGGTTGCAGTTTTTCCGTCGGCTGCCTCACGGCGTTCCGCTCGGCATCATGCCGGGCGGTTTTCTTTTCATGGCGACGGAGCAAGACGGAGAATCTTACGTGGCAAACGAACCACAAAACACGTCGGCCGAGCAAGACCGGGCCGTGCGGGCTCGCAGTGGCGGGCCGGCGTTCGTCGTCGAGTTTGGCGACGACAACTGCCGGACGATTACGATTAACACGCTCAAGCTCCGAGTACGTGGGCGGTTCTCGTCATCGGTGCTCCACAAGCGGCCGATGGGCGGGCGAGATATGGGGCAAGCCATGAATCGGATGCCGGACATCCCTGGCATGCGATTGAGCTTTGACCCGCGAACCAAGACGTGTCGATTGTACGACCCGTTGGAGGCGGACAAGACGTTACTCGATCGCGTCAATTCAGCGGCGGAGGGCGTTCCGGCGATCATCAAGTCGGGCGGACGGTTTACGTTTGTGCCGGCGTCCGAGCATGACTTCTCAGACCCCGACCGGCTCAAGACGCTGCTCGTCGAGTTGCTAAACAAGGTCGAGTCCGGTTCGTGCGTTGTGGTCGAAGGCGAGCTACCAACGCGGGACCAACTGACCAAAATTCCGGGACGTCGCCTGCACGATCCGTGGAATTCGTCGGCGACGAAGCCACGCTACTCGGACGAGGCGGAGGAAGCTCTCCACGCGGCGGAGTAGGAATCGCTCGCGACTCGCGAGAGAAAGACAGGACGCATGAGCGCGAAGACGATGGAGCCGCAGAAGAACGCGGCGGGACCGTGCCGAGTTTGCGGCGGACGTAAGACGGTCGATGGTCCCGGTGGAAAAAAAGTCCCGTGCGTCGCGTGTCGCGGCACGGGACGTAATGGTGTCTCGACTCAAAACAAGTAGCTTTAGGAGATGACGATGACTCCTGCACAACTGGCGACGCTCAAGGCGGATATTCTCGCCAATCCCAACGTCAACACGATTCCGCGCAATCCCGATGGGTTCGTCTCGATTGCGGCTTGGTACAACCAAACGGCGGCTCCCGATTTCGTCGTCTGGCGAACCGACGTTCCGGTGGAAGACATTCAGAACGCCATCGTCTATGCCAATATGACTCCGGCTCAGGCGATTCCGGCGGGGCCAACGAACGACATCCTCGCGTGGCAGTCACGGGCGCTCGCGGCGCAGGGAAAGCAGTTCAACCTGCAAAATCTGCTGCTCGGGCGAACAACGGTGAACGCGTCGCGAACCAATATTCGCGCGGCGTTCCAGGACTGTCTCACGGGATTGCCGACGAAGGCGGACGGGACGACGCAGGCGGCCGGCTGGGCGGCGGTGCAAACGGCAATGCAACGTTTGGCAACGAACGGCGAAAAGCTCTACGCGACCGGAGACGGAGCCGGCGGGGCTCCCGATACGATGACCTTCGAGGGGGCGGTGCAAGGTCAAGACGTCGAAGCGGCGTTGGCGTTGCCCTAGTCGTCGGAGCCACGAGCGGACGGGCGTAGAGTTGGCGTCTCAAGCAACGAGGGAAAGATCGTGGGTAGCATCTCCATCAATGGATTCGGAAACGCGGCGTTGCTCCGCTCTCCGTCGCTCGACGACGTGACGATTGAGCTGTTCGGAGTTTGTCGTCGATGTCGGCTCTATCACAAAATCAGAGCGAACCCGATGTCGTTCGGGTCGCTCGCGTTCGATTGGCAGCACAAGCACCGATTGTGCGAATTGGAGACTCCCGGCTCCGTCGAGTTCATTTCGCCACGGCGAACGATGCCAAGGAATTTCGACGATCGGATTTACAATCGGCTCGGGTATGGTCCGCAATGGCTCGACTGGCGGCCGAATGCGGACGTGAAGTTGGCGTACGCGGCAGACGCGGCGATGACGATGGACCTTTCAGCTCTCAACTCGTCGTCGACGTTTACGCTCGGCCGAGAGTCGACGGCGGTCGACAATACGGCCAATCTCTATCTCGACTTCCGGATCACCGGAACCTACATAGCGGGCACTACGCCGACGACTCCTGCCGAGACTCGTTTGTATTTGATTATACCAACCGATGACACCCCTGCGTGGCCAGACGTGTTCGACGGGACGGATAGCAATGAAACCGTCACGAATTCAAACATACTTGATACGCTCCCGATGTTGTGGTCTGGAACCGTTGGTACGACATCCAATCAGACGTATCCAATTATCTCAGCGATGACGGTCGCGCAAGTGCTCGGTTTTTGCCCATCGCGGTGGGGACTGTTCTTTACTCACTTTCACACCGCCGCTCTCAAGACCGATGCGGGAAATACTAACTCGATCTACCGTCAAGGTCTTTACGCCACGGTGATTTAGTGCTCACGCAAGGCGTACCCTACAATCTTGGCGGACCGATCGAGCCGCAGCACCCGTTGCATCGGGGGCTCGTCTCGCATTTCATTTGTTTGCCTGGATTGATGGGCGGAGCGAGGCTGCAAAATAGAATAGCTCCGCACCGCTATGCTCGTTTCGTGACCAATACGACGCGACCTTCGTGGTGGTCGTCGTTTGGACGAACGGCCGGCGCTGGCTCGATCAAGTTTCAGCATAGCTCGACGAACGGCGGCTATCTCGACCAGGACTATACGGGAATCTCCGCGTATCCGTTATCGCTCGCGGCGTGGGTGTACTGCGGAGGCATCACCGATACGTTCTACCGTGCGATCCTGACGGTCGGCTCCGACGGGTCGAATCGTGGCTGGTGTAATATCGTCGTTCGCGGGACCACATCGACTTCGATGCGGTTTGGGATGACGACAGACAACAACGACGTAGGTGGTGGATCGGCGGCCGATACAAGCACGACAAATTACTCATCCGCATGGCATCACGTAGTGGGGGTCTGGGAGTCAGCAACATCGAGAAAACTGTACGTCGACGGGCTGCTGCTTGCGACCTATACGTCGTCAGTCACGCTTGCCGCTGGAATCGCGACCGGTTCAACGTGGCTCGGCGCGCAGAACCTTCGCGGGTCTGTCTCTGGCAATACATCGCTGACCGGCTACGCAGACGATTGGAGAGTTTGGAATCGCGGCTTGTCGTCGTCGGAGGTTTGGACGCTTTACAATCTCACTCGCGTAGGTAGCCCCATGCGCTACGTGCGAGGATGTCGGATTAGTTCGATTTTGCTCGACGGAGACACGGCGGTTTCGAGCCAATCATCTTCGCTTAGCTCGCTCTCGTCTTCGCGTTCGTCGTCTTCGCGTTCGTCGCTTAGCTCGCTCTCATCGTTGTCGAGCCTGTCGAGTTCGTCGCGTTCGTCCTCGTCGATTAGCTCGCTCTCATCGTTGTCGAGCCTGTCGAGTTCGTCGCGTTCGTCCTCGTCGATTAGCTCGCTCTCGTCGTTGTCGTCGTCGAGCGTGTCGAGCCTTAGTAGCTTGTCGAGCCTGTCGACGTCTTCGCGTTCGTCGTCGTCTCGCTCGTCGTCGTCGATATCGAGCGTGTCGAGTCTCTCGACGTTGTCGAGTCAATCGAGTTCGTCGCTGTCGAGCCTGTCAAGCCAATCGAGTTCGTCGCGGTCGTCGAGTTCGTCGCTCTCGTCGCTGTCGTCGCTGTCGAGTTCGTCTCGCTCGTCGTCGAGCGTGTCGAGCCCAAGCAGTTTATCAACGCAGTCATCGCAGTCGACGTCGAGCCTGTCGAGCTTGTCGAGTGCGTCGAGCGCGTCGGTGATATCGCTATCGACTCCGTCAAGTCAGTCCAGTTTTTCGAGTTCGTCGCGGTCGAGTTCGTCTCGGTCGAGTTCGTCTCGTTCGTCGTCGTCTCGTTCGTCGTCGTCTTCGCTTAGCTCGCTTTCGTCGTTCTCGTCCTCGTCGCGGTCCTCGTCGTCGCTGTCGAGCGCGTCGAGCGTGTCGAGCCTGTCTAGCCAATCGTCGTCGCTCTCGTCCGTCTCGTCGCTTAGCTCGCTCTCGTCGTCGAGCGTGTCGAGCATTTCAAGTGCATCGAGTTCGTCTCGCTCGTCGCTGTCGAGTTTATCAAGCCTGTCGAGTTCGTCGCGGTCGTCGTCGTCGCTTAGCTCATTGTCGAGCCAATCAAGCTCGTCGGTTTCTTCGTCGAGCGCGTCGAGCGTGTCGAGCCTGTCTACCCAATCGGTTAACTCGTCGTCGTTCTCATCGTCGCTCTCGTCCGTCTCGTCGTCGTCTGTCTCGTCGTCGAGCACGTCCGACGCGTTCGGTGGGCATCCGTGGCCTGGATACGCGACGGCTGCGGGGCGGACCGGAGAAAATGACGGGGGCGGATACGCGACGGTGTCGGGCGGCTATAGCGGCGTTGTTGTTCGCTAGGAGGTGTGTTGTGAGTGTCAATCTTGTCGCGCAACGACGACGGACCTTGATTCGGGAGTTCACGTTTTACGACACGGGCGACGAGCTACTAACGATCGACGCGGGGGATGTGATCGAGGTCCGCATCGGGCGCAACGGCTCTCCCGCGTTGATTGAAATCTCGTCGGCGGGGCCGACCGCAAACGGGAGCACGTGCCAGCAAAATAACCCGTGCGTGGTTGTCTTTCACGAGGACGACGTTTCCGAATTGCACGCGGGCAACTACGATCTTGAAATCGTGCTCGTCGACGCAAGCCGTGGCGGCGTGGAACTTGAGATTGAACGCGGCGTGTTTTCGGTCTTGGAGGCGGTGCAATGAGCGTATTGATTTCCGAGGCTGACGTGCGGGTGTCGCTAGGAATCGCCGCGATCATCACGGACGAGGAGCGGCAGGTGCTCTCGACGGTTGTTGTCGAAGCGACCAAGGCAATCGCCGATTTTCTCGGATACGATCCGGTGCAGCGTTCGGTCACCGAGTTCTACCCGCGAGGCAATTTGGCAAGCTCGCGGCGTGGCTCGGAAGAGTTCGACTCCAACGGAACGCGAGCCTACATCCGCAGCACTAGTGGGCGTCGTCAGACGCTCCAGCTTGCGCGGCTCCCGGTGCGATCCGTGGCGTCAGTTCGCGTCGATCTCACCGGGCGATTCGGGCAGGCGTCCGGGGCGTTTCCAGGTAGCACCGAGTTGGTTTCAGGCGTCGATTACTGGGCGGAGTTCGAGGAAGCGAACCTATGCCAATCTGGCATGCTGATTTCAACGGGGCTTTGGCCGACGGAGCCGGGCAGCGTGCGGGTCACCTACGTCGCGGGGTACTCGTCGCAGGAATTGGCGGGTCGGGCGTATACGACTGAAACCGTCGGCGGAGACGTCACGGAGTACACCAACGCCGGCGTAAACGCGTCGGCGATCGTACGAGCCGCGAAGCTCACGGCCTCCAAGTTTTTCCAAACCGAGATGTCGAACCGGAAGTCGTCGGCGACGGGGTGGCGAGCGGCCGGCTCGCTCACCGGCGAGAAGCTCGGAGACTACGCTTACACGAAAGACGCGATGGCGTCTCGCTCGCTCACCGGGATGGCGATTAGCCTTCCAGGGGAGGCGGCCGAGTTGCTGGAGCCCTACGTGCACTACGGCTTAGCTCGGACGTAGGAGGCTCTCGTCGTGGCCGGACAGTCAAACGGAGGCGTAACCGTATTCCTGCGAGTGGTGGTGCGGAATCGTGCGGCCGTTGCGGCGTTGATGTCGGTTGTCGACGAGCTACGCGAGATGGCGGAGGATCTGCCGTGGACGTCGGCCGGCGAAATGGCCGATCGTCTTGAGGCGTCTTTAGAGGAGCTAGACGTTGTCTCTACTCGATAACCTGCCGCACCAAGTTACGATTTCGCGGATGTCGTACGCGAGCGATTCGTATGGAAGAATTGAGTCGCTCCGACCGTTGGCGTCGGGCGTCAGCGCGTGGGTGCAAAACGCGACGCAAAGCGACATCGTCGAGTCGCAAAAACGCAAGCAAATCGTAACGCATCGGATCGCCTTTTCCGGTGTCCCATCCGTGCGGATGCGTCCCGGCGATTACGTCACGGTCACTAGCGGGCCGTCGTTCGTCGGCAGCCAATTCAAGTTTCTCAGCGCGACCGACCGTTCGGCAGGGCTTGGCGTGCTATGGATTGGGCTATTCGAGGAAAACACGCAAGACGACCCGCCGGAGGACGATTCGTGAAAATTCAAGTTGCAAACGTCGACGATTTTTTAGGCGAGCTACACTGCGAGAGCACGCGGGTGAAAAATGGCGTTGTTCGCTTTCAGGTCTATCGAACGCCGGAGCAAGACGAGCGGGTGTCGTTCGACGTCGCGGTCCTGGCAACGGCTATTTTGACGGACGACGACAAGCGGCCGGTCGCGATTCTGGAATACATCGAAGCGTGCGGTCGCGACTCGCGAAAAGAAGTCGACGCTGGGAGCCGCCGCGCGGCGGAGATTGAATTACGGATTCGCGAGGCGTGCGGAAGTTTGAACCTGTCGGTTCGTCCCGGCAAGTTTGAGCTGTTTTATTAGAGCGAGGGCGCAAACGTGGTATCAGCGGAACGCATGCGAGCCGGCCGAGCCGCGAGAATCGAGCGATACAATACGCGTCTCCGTTGGTTTGGCGACCAACTGGAAGCCGGTGTCAGAATGAGCGTTGAGGCTCGGCTGCGACTTGCGGCGCAATTGTTGCGCGACAAGGTGGTTGTCAATCTCTCGGTTCCCGTGGTCAAAGAGCGGCGGCGCGGCGCGGGCGGTCGCTTCGCTCGCGTGCGCGTGACGCAGCGCTCGCGACCGGGAGAGTTTCCGCGAGCCGACACGACGCGACTGATGAAAGACATCTATTATGAGATGCAGGGTCGCGAAATGGCGATCGTGGGGACGACGCTTGATTACGGGTTGATTCTTGAGACGCGGATGGACCGGGCGTTCTTGCGGCGTACGCTCCTGGAAATGCAAACCGACCTGACGAGGATTTTGACGGCTGGGCTCGGCGGCGCGGACCTGCGTATTACTTAGCTAGCGAGGAGAACGCGATGACGACACCGGCTGGGCGCGGAGCGTGGACGTTGACGAAGGCGATTCGTGCGAAGTGGACCGCTTCGTCTCCGTCGCTCGACAACGCTTTTCGCGCGTATTGGACGATGCCGACAGAAACCCGAGTTCCTGTCTTATCGCTTGGGGAGGCGCGACCGTCGACGCCGGGGCCGTACGCAGTCTTCGCGACCGAGTTTGTGCGGCACGTCGCGGCGATGACCGGAGTCGAGCGAGACACCGAAAACCAGTTGCAAGAATACTGGGTCCGAATCCGGATTCACGCCAAGCAAACCGCGAGCGTTTCGGCTCTCGGAGTTGCGGCTGCTCTCGCGACGTTGGTGGCTTCGGAGTTTGACTCTCGCTCGCGTCGTCTCGACTTAACGCCGGATGCCTTGGTGTCTCAACGTCGGATGGGCGACGTCGTGGTCGAACAAGACGATGTCGCGGAGATCGAGCTATCATGGCTCGTCGTCGTCGATTGCGTCTATGAAGGGCCAGTGGTATCCTAGCGGCGAATTCTTGCGCGACGACGGTTGACAAATTAGCAACTCGGGGGACGTGGCGATGGGCGAGCGAACTGGCGAGGCGCAAATCAAGATCACGGTCGGCGGGAATATCTACAACACTTCCGGCCTGAACGTGTCGACGTCGATCATTGGCGCGGCAATTACGAAGCTCACGCTCGAATCGGGCATTGAGGCCGACGAGTTTAACCGGGCGTGGCAAAGCATCGACCGCACGCTCGCATCGGGCGCAAGTGAGACGCTCGATTTGTACGACTTCGCGACGCTCGACATCGGAGGCGGCGCGGGGAACGACGTGCTCGGGCAGGCGTTGACGATGGAAGAAATCGTCTGTCTGGTGATCGTGCAAGAAGAGGGTCCGGGGCGACTTGAAATCAACGAGACTCCGCCGGCCAACGTGATCGCGTGGCTTGGCTCGCATACCGTGGCGAACGGCGGGGCACTCAAGGCGGGTGGCGTCCGGCTCTGGTTGGAGTCGGACGCTGACGCGTTGGACATCACCGATGCGTCCTCTCACAAGGTGACGTTTAAGGCGAACGGCGGAGCGGTCACGTACTCAATTTACATTCTCGGACGTCACGACGATAACGAGTCGTCATCGTCAAGCCTGTCATCGTCCTCGTCGTCGTCCTCGTCTCGCTCGTCGTCTTCGCGGTCGAGTTCGTCAAGCGTATCGTCGCTGTCGTCCTCGTCCTCGTCTCCGTAGTCGTTTCGGTTGGGGTTTGTCGAGGCGGAACGGCAACCCGCAAATAGTTCCACAACTCGCGGGAGTATTGTTCTATGACCACACCTGCCGACGGCTCGACTGCTCGCTCTGGCGAGCTTGGCAAGGCCGTAATCGAAGACACGTTGGTGGCTCGCATCACGAAGTGGAGCCTGGAGGATTCCGTTGGAGAGTCGGCTTGGGGCGACTCGGACAGCGAAGGCTACACGAACCGGAAGGCAGCGCGAAAGGATTGCACCGGCTCGCTGGAGGGCAAGTTCGACGAGGACTCTCCGGTCTATGACTTGTTCGCCACGGGCGACATCGTCGAGTTGGTATTGTGGGAGACGGCCACCGATTACTGGGCGTTTCCGCGAGCGCTGATGAAGAACTTCAAAATCACCTACGACCAAGACACCAAGGAGGTCGTCGGGTGGACCGCCGATTTTGGCGCGGACGGCAAGTTCTATCGGCCGGGAGCGGTCGGGGCTCCGGCGCACACCCTGCCGTAGTCGCACTTGCGGCGATAATCGGTGGGCAACTAGGTACGGCAATTCCGAGCCGTTCGGCGAAGTGCCGGACGGCTTTTTTTTATTTTGACAGACGGAGACGGTGTTTATGTCGGCGGATCGGATGGAAGCGGTGGTGCGGCGCGAGCGCGTCGTCGATATGCCGGACGGAAAGAAAATGGTGATTACGGGGCTCGGGCTACAAGACTTTGTCGCGGCTCGGGACGAGGCGTTGCGGCTCTACCGTCGCGCGCACGTGCAGGCGGTTGAAGACATCGCAGACTTGATTGCGGATGAGGACGAGCGACAACGACGCCGGATGAAGGCGTTTGACGAAGCGCAATCGATGACGGTGGATTCGTTGCCTACTCGCGTCGTTTCAATTCCGGTGCGAGACCGCGCCGGGCGTCCCGTTCGTGCGGTCGGCAAGCCGGGCGAGTATATGACGGTGCAACGCGAAACGGAGTACACCATCTGGTGGATGAGCGAGACGCCGTCGGGGCGTCTATTTATGACGTGGCGTTCGTTGCGCGGAGCACCGGGGCAGGAATCCATTACGCTGGACGAGGCGGATACGATTTTCCGGGACGCGGCAGCACAACTGCAATCGATCGCGAACGAGGTCGGAGAGTTGTCGAGTACGTCGCTATTGGCCGACGATGCAACGGTGGAGACGCTGGGAAACTCAACAGGCCGGACGTCGTCGAACCCCACGGGCGGCCGGCCGGAAGTGGCGACAGCAGCGGCGGGGCTATCGAGGCGACAGCGTCGCAACTTGGCGAGGCTGGAACGCCGGCGAAGTCGGCGAGACGGCCGGGCGTGAATTGGGCGGTCGTCGCGAGAAAGATTTGTGAAGCCTACCCTGGGGTAACGACGGACGCGGTCGGACGGATGACGATTGACCAAATTCTGGTTATGGTTTTGCCTATCAAGCAACTCCAAGCTACGCATGGGGTGGTCGAAATTTCGACGGCCGAGGCTGCGGCGTTGGGGCTTGTGCGGCGCGACAGTAACGGCGAGTCACTCGTTCAACGCATCCGGGCATCCGAAGAACACCGTAGGAAAGTGGCAGCGGCGAGGGCCGAGCGGAAAGAAGAGCGGCGGCGACGTCGCGAGAAACGGCGAGCGGAAATCGAGCGGCAGACGAAGGCCGATCGTGCTCAACGGCGCAAAGAGCGGCGGCGACGTCGCAGGTAGAGCGGACGACGGGCGGTTTTTGGGGGGCTTATGGCTGCATCTGTAAAACTCGCCGAGGCGTTCGTTGCGCTCACAATGAATCTCGGCGGATTGCGAGAAGGGCTCTCATCCGCCAAGTCGGAGATCTCCGCCGGCGTTGCTGGATTTCAATCGCTGCTGGGTGGGCTTGGCTTGGCGGGCGGACTGGGTGGGTTCTATCTGGGAGCCGAGGCGGCTGCCGATTCTGCGCTGCGCGGAATTGACGCGCAAGCGAGGCTCGCGGCCGCGCTCAAGGCTACTGGAGGAGCGGCCGGATTTTCGGCGGAGGAGTTGGCTTCGTGGGCGGGTGAATTGCAAGACGCAACCAACATCGAAGATGAAACCATCATGGAATCGATGGCGCTCTTGTCGACGTTCAAGAGCGTGCAAAACGACGTGTTCAAACGTGGAACGCAAGCGGCTCTCGACTTAGCAAAGACGGGGTTCGGCTCGGCGGAGTCGCAAGCTGTCGCGCTGGGAAAGGCGTTAGAGAATCCAACAAAGGGCATTACGGCGCTCGGGCGGTCCGGCGTTACGTTTACGGATGCCGAGAAGGCAAAGATCAAGGAGCTACAAAAGAGCGGCAATCTCTACGAGGCGCAGCTTGTCATCTTGAACGCTGTCGAGGGGCAGGTCAAAGGCGTCGCGGAAGCCATGCGAAACACGCCGGCGGGGCAATACGAGGCGGCGAAAATCGCGCTCGGAGATTTGCAAGAGGAGCTAGGCGGAGCCGTCTTGCCTAGTCTTACGCGATTCAAGCAGCAGGTCGTCTCGGCGGCCGGCGTGGGGCTCGTCTTCGCGAAGGGGCTCCTGGCGGTCAATGACGCGTTAGGCGGGATGCCTGGAACACTCGCGGCCGTTTCGTCTGGCGTCATGGCGGTCGCGGCGGCGCTCAAGGCGGCGCGGCTCGCGGGTCTCACGTTCGGCGCTGCCATGCGGACCGCATTGATTGGGACCGGCGTTGGTATTTTGCTGGTGGCGTTGGGCTCGATAGCCTCGCTGATTTGGTCGGCGATTGAGGCGGCGATCGAGTTCGCAAAAACGCAGGGCGAGTGGGAGGGAATTGTCGCGCAGTTTTCGGTTGCGTGGGAAAACGTGGTCGCTTCGTTCGACGCGATTTGGCAATCGCTGGTTTCAATTGCGACGTCGGCGCTTGCGGCAATCGGCATCGACATTGAGACAACGACAGAGGACGGCTTGTCGTCGTTTGGCTCGTTCGTGCTCTCGGCGATTCAATGGTTTGCGGACTTGGCGGTGAACGCGTCCGAGTGGCTGCGAGTCATTGCCGAGAACGCCGGGACCGTTTGGGAAATGGTGAAAAACGGTCTCTGGGTCGCGTTGCTCTTCATGGGCGATTTGCTGATGAACTGGCCGGGTGTTTGGTCTTACATGAGCGGGCGAGTGTTACGGTTCTTCTGGGACATGCTGATGTCGTTGATCGACTTCCTGGCGAAAGCCCTGGAAGTAATGGCGAACGCGGTCGGGGAGTTTGTGGGGTGGCTCTGGGACGCAATCAAAGCGGCTATCACCGGAGACGCAATCCCAGATTTTTTCGCGTCGCTCTCGTCGAGATTGATGCAAGAAGCAGCCGACGTTGGGACCGCGTTTCAAGACGGCTGGAACAAGGCGGGGATGTCGCTTACGTGGCAGCCATCGGCGGCGTTTACGAACGCGATTAAAGAGCAGGAGCGACTCGCCGATAAGTTACTAGACGCAAAGGCGCAGCTAGAAGCCGGCCGTGGCGGGCGTCTTGCGGACCTTCTCAAAGGTGACAAGAAAATCGGCAATGGAAACGCGGACCGAAAAGTTGAAATCAGCGCGGCCGAGCTAAAAGTTCCCAGCGGGTTCATCCAGTTTGACGCGCTCGGAAAAAGTTTCCAAGACGCGATGATTGAGAAGAACGACCCAGCCAAGCAAACGGCGAAAAATACCGACCTGATGCGACAAGCGGCGGAGCGTCAAGAGCAACTCTTGAAAGACATCAAGGCGAACACGGAAGACGAAGATCAGGTTGCGGACGACTAGACCGCTCCGGGAGGTTAGTTATGGGCTCTGATATTGACGACGCGCGCCTAGCTACCGATGGCGGGATTCCGTACAAGCTCATGGAGGGCTATCCGCGAATCTCCGCAAGCGACGACGGCTGCTCAGCGGAGGAGCAATACTTGATTCGCTCGCGAGACGTCGCGGCGTTCTTTGCGGAATCGATGCCTCCGCCGATTGTGTTTCTTGATTTCATTACGCAGCCGGCGCGGCGGCGTATGCCGGGAACCGGATTCTTGGTGACAAAGGAGGTTTCGTTCGAGCCATTCGACAAAACGAAACCGGGCGATCCGTTTCGCGTTGATCCGTCGGCGGCGTCCGGAACCTATTCAGATTTGTACGTCGCGAATATCAAGTACGAGACAGGGCAGGAGAGCGACGAGACAGAGCACGACGAGAACAAGCCGGAGACGTTTCTGGAGCATGACGTCAACGTGGGCGGCGAGTTCCTTAGTATTCCGCCAGCAAAGACGAAGATTGTCGAAGACGACCTAGGGACTCCGCAATCGTACGGCGCAGCGGTGGACAATCCGGATCGCAATTCTCCGGTGCAAAAAATCGTCGCGACGATGGAGCATAACTTGCGGTGGAAGTTCGTGCTCGTGCCTCCGTGGGAAGAAATTCTGCGACAGTTAGGCCACGTGAACCGCGCACGTCATGCGGTTTTTTTTGACTCGCCCGCCGAGTGCGTTTTGTTCATGGGAGTGAGTGGGAAGCGGCAGTACCTTTGGAACGGCGCAAGCGTCGTCGTACAACCGTGGAGTCTCGACTACAAGTTTTCCGCGAAAGAGATTACCGAGGGCGCGAACACCTGGGGTTGGAATCACGTGTACTCTCCCGACAAGGGAAAGTTTGTGCGGCTATTTCGCGCGGGCGGGCTGCCGTTGTACGAGTCTGCCGATTTCACGCTTCTATTTAAGAAGGGGTAGAACGTGCCACGCGAGCCGATGAGAGAGCACTCCGGGACCGGCGCTTACAAGGTCTCCGGAAAATGGCTTACGCAGCATGCGCGGCTGCACAATGCCGATTTGTTGGGGAACGGCGTTGGATGGGACCGCCGCACGAAGGGACACATCGGCGCGCAAAACTCCGACGAGCCACTTCGTATTGGGCCGGCGACGATTGTTGAAGTTGTATCTGGCGAGGCGTTCACGTATCGCGCGCGGTTTCGTTGGTGGTCGGGGACGTCTGGAATTTGGCAAGAAATGCAGGAAGACCTGCTGCTTGATTCGTCGGCATACTGGGAGGGCATCGTCTCAGACGAATCGGTTGAAGTCGGCATCTCGGGTGTGTGCTCGTTGCTCTCGGACGCGAGCAACTCTCCGGTGGCCGGGCCGGCGTTTGGTGCGATTCCAACGTTTTACGCAGGCGATGTGGTGATTGCTTATTGGGACTCCGTGCGGCAGCGGCTCATTCCGATTATTTCTCCGCCGGAGCCAGAAGCGCAAGCCGAGTTCGTTTCGCTCACGCAGCAAGCGATTGCGTATCGAGCCGACCGCCCCGATTCAAACTATGTCGAGGCGTATATTGAAGTCTTGTTGCCGGCCGGTTCCTGGACGCGTCGCGCAAAGATTTGTTGGCCGGTTCCTCGTTACGACCGGGGGCGGTGGTACGATAGCCGGTCAGGCTTTTTGACGTTCTACGCACCGAACGCGTTGGGCTCAACTACGAGCGTTCGGATGCGTTTTGTGTCGTCCGTTTCGTCTTACGAAATTGACGTTCTTGAAGCTCGTCTGCGGTTCTACCCAATTGCGAGATTGTCAGTTGGAGCTACGGGGACCGGCTCGACTGTCTCGGGGCGTTCTGGCGGAACCGTAAAGACGGGTTTTGCTGTCATCGGTGGAACGCCGGGGCGATTTGCCGATTCGCCCTATTTTTCGACTGCCGGCGGACCGGTCGATATCAGCTATTCGGACGCGTGCGACGGCTGGGTTATCGGTCTGGAATACTCGGCGATAATTGGCAACATCGAGCAATCATCGTCTGCCTCGTCGTCGTCTAGTTCGTCGTCGAGCAGCAGCAGCTCGTCTAGTTCGTCTAGCTCGTCGTCGAGCAGTAGCAGCTCGTCGAAGTCGTCATCCTCGTCAAGCGAGTCGTCAGAGCACACCTACTGCTACTGCGTGGTTGTCTCGGACGTAATTTGCAACTTGGACGGAACGGTCGCGGCCGTATGTTATACGACGCTGACGCTGCCGATGGTCAATGGTAGCTGCGCGACTGTGTGCGGCACTCAATACTGCGTCCCGTGCGGCGAACGGTCCTCCGCATCGTCGATGTCGTCGGTGTCGTCGCAGTCGTCTCGCTCGTCGTCGTCGCACTCGTCTTCGTCGAAGTCGTCTTCGTCTTCGTCGTCTTCGTCGCACTCGTCTTCGAGCAAGTCGAGCGTGTCAAGTTTGTCGAGCGTGTCGAGCAACTCGGCGACGTCGATCAGCGCGTTGCTATTTTGCGAGGGCGGCTGCTTGTGGGTGGCGACGCAAGTAGAGCCGTACGTTTGGGACACTCCGCCGGTCGATACGTGCGAGGCGGGCTGCGAGTGTCCACCCCCGTCGCGTCCAACTCCGACGGGACCAGAAGACCAACTCTATGATTTTTGCGTGCCGAGCTAGACGGAGCGAGCGATGAGGCGGAGACGACGAAGCGGTGGCGGAGTGTCGTCGGCAATCGCGAGATATCGCGAGGCGATGGGGCGATGGAAAGCGGCCGGCAGTCCGCTTCGGACACCACAACGGATTGAGTACATCCACAAAAAAATTTGTCGGCCGTGCACTCATTACAAACCATTGCTCGGCGATTTTGGGGTCTGTCGGCTTTGCATGTGCAGCCTGAACTTAGGCAATCGCATGAACAAGCTAGCGTGGGCAACCGAAGAGTGTCCGGACGACCCGCCAAGGTGGCTTGCGGAGATTCCGGTTCCGGCGTCGTCCTCTCCGGTGAGCGGCGTTGCTCTCGGGGGCGACGTCCAACTAGACCAGACGGAGATAGACGGCATGACGGACCAACCGACGGTGGCGGAGACAGGCGATCGAGAAGAGAATACCGGGCGACGAGCCAGAATCGAACGGCGCGCCGCGCGGCGAGCCGCAAGGCGAGCGGCGCGAGAAGCAGAACGGCAATCGGCGGATGCAGGGGCTTTAGATCACGTCGTAGCGGACGCGTCCGCCGGGGCGTTGGCAGAATCCGTCGAGCGACGCCGGCGACGTCGCGAGCGACGAGCGGCTCCGCCGGCTATATCGCTTCCGGCAAACGCCGACCCGCTGGAGTTATTTGGCAAAAATAGCGAGCCAATCGGCCACGCGTTGCGCAACTTGTGGGCTCCTGCGCCGGCGTTTCTGGTGTGCGGAGGACCGTCGCTCCGCTCGCTCGACGTCTCTCTGCTCGGGCAGCGTGGCGTTGTCTCGCTAGGCGTGAACAACGTCGCGGGGTTCGCGCCCGTGCGCGCTTTCGTGTGCTCGGACCCGCCGGAAAAGTTTCATCACGGGATCTGGCTGGACCCAGCGATTCTCAAGTTTGTGCCACGACCAAAACTCCCGAAACGGATTCGCGCCAAACGCGAGGATGGCTCGTTCGCGTTTACGTCAATGAGAGTCGCGGACTGCCCATCAACTTTTGCCTTTACGCGAGATTCCGAGTGGGAGCCGGAAAACTTCTTGCGACGTCCGGCGGCGACGTGGGGCGTTGGCAAGGGCGCGGCGGAAAAGACCGGACGTCCGAAGCAATTTTGTACGATGCTGCTCGGGCTGCGGCTACTCTGTTATCTCGGCGCGCGTCGCGTGTACTTGCTAGGCGTTGATTTTGCGATGGGACCAACGGACGAGAGCGGAGCCGGGAACGGATACGCGTTTAACGAGCGGCGAGACGTCGACGCGGCGGCGAGCAACAACGCCAAATACAAAGACGTTGCAAAGCTCGTCGCGGAGCTGCGGCCGACGTTCGAGGCGGCCGGCGTCGAAGTGTTTAATTGCAACGCGTCTTCGGCACTGACGGCGTTTCCGTTCGTGTCGTTCGAGGACGCGATTGCCGACGCTCGCCACCATATTCCGCCAGAGCCGTTTGACTTGCTCGGGTGGTACGACAAAGACGACGAGCGAGAGCGAAAAGCCGACGCGGATTAAGGCAAACCGCAAATAAAATCCGCAAGTGCGGTCGATTTTACGAAAAAAGAACCTGCGGTTTTCATGCAGGAAACCGCAGGATTTCGTGAATCGACCATTTTTTTTGGTGGATTGCGTGCAGTGGGCTTGCATCCTATGCCGACTGTGGTAGTATTACCCCATCGGACGCACGGGGCGGACGAGACGAAAAGACGAGACGACGGGAGACGGGAAACATGAACGCCAACGAAATGACCTTCGGGATCGAAATCGAAACGCACGCCGGAGCCCAAGCCATCGCGGCGGGGTTGGTCGTCGGAGGCTACGGAGTTGGAACCCAAGTCCCCTACCTTCCGGCCGGCTGGAAAGCGAGCCGAGACGGGTCAATCAACGCACCGGCCGGGCGAGTTTCGGCCGAAATCGTCTCGCCCATCCTGAAAGGCGAAGAGGGCTTGCGGCAAGTGGTCGAAGTCGTGCGAGCCTTGAATGCTCACGGACACCAAGTCAATGCGTCGTGCGGCGTTCACGTTCACGTGGGGTTCGACCCCCGGCTGCCGGCCGAAAAGCTCGCTCGGCTTATGTCGGCCGTATCGCACCTGGAACGAGCCTTGTACGCCATCACGGGCACGAAGTCGCGAGAACGTGGTCACTATTGCGGCGGAATCCGCAAGTATGGCAATGTCAACGAAGCCAAGCGGAACATGGACCGGAGCCGGTATCACCTGCTCAACATCACCAACTTGGCTTCCGGCCGTCGGCCGACCGTGGAGTTCCGCGTGTTCTCCGGCTCGCTCAACGAAGTCAAAATCGCGGGCTGGGTTCAAGTGGCTCTCGGCATCGTCGAGCGAGCCTTGAGCACGACCCGCGCCCCGAAGTGGGAGCCGAACGCTCGCAAGCTGTACGCCGGAACGGCGACCAGCGAGTGCCTTCGCCTGTTGCAATATCTCGGGTGGTATTTCGCCCCGGAAACGACCAAGCACTGGGGTTGGCTTGGTAACGTCGTCGCGTTGAAAGACGTCCGCAAGATGTTCCGCCGGCTCGCCAAGAAGTACGACGCGGAACCGGCCGTCGCCTAGTCGGACGCGAGCGGGGGGCGGCTCGCGGAGCCGCCCCCGTTCGGGGCTCGCAAAAAGAAAACCGGAAATCTTGTGCGGTGGGCTTGCATCCTATTCCGATGGTGGTAGTATTACCCCATCGGACGAACGCAACGCAAACGGGAGACGGGAATCATGAACGCCAACGAAACGAACGAAGTGCGAAACGAAGACAAGCCGGTGCTCGTTGGAATCCTGCGTAACGCGAGCCGTCTTGGCTCGACGCTCGCAGACCTAGCGGCGGACACTGGTTTTACGGCTGCACGAATCGCGGCCGTTGCCAAGCGATACGAGGGGCGACGCTTTCGCGGCGGAGTCATCACCTATGTCGCGCCGCAGTCCGGCTCGTTCAAGTCCGCCTGCCCTGGAATCAAGAACCCGCGAACGGGCATCTCCGGCCGAGTTCCGGCCGAAGTTTTCGTGACGCGTTAGACGAGACAAAACGGAACGAGACTAAACGAACAACTAGACGACGGGAGAGATTACGATGTGCGGAGTTTTTGGTTTTGTGGCGAACGGGGATCGCGGGCCGAGTCTCAAGATGCTGCGTCTTTTGGCAAAAGAAACACAATCGCGAGGGCGTCACGCGTTCGGCTTGGCGTACGTCAACCACGACGACGAAACGGTGCGGACGTGGAAGGCTCCGGGCGACGCCGACCAGCACTTGGCGCAGCTCGACGAAGTCGCAAATGCCCGCATCGTCATCGGGCATTGCCGGTGGGCAACGCACGGATCGCCAGACGATAACGGCAACAACCACCCGCATGAAATCCGTAAGAGCGGCGGGTGGCTTGTCCACAATGGGGTCGTGCGCAATTATCGCGAAATCGTCAAGGCGTGCGGCGCTCGCATGCGGACGGAGTGCGACTCGGAAAGCCTTGCCATCCTGCTCGGCAAGCTCAACGGAAGTGTCTCCCGTCGGCTCGCGAAAATGGCAGAGCTATCGTCGGGGGTCTTGGCGGTGCTGTCGATCATGCCGGGCGACGACGGCAGGCTGCGTCTCGGGGCAGTCCGTCGCGGTAATCCGTTGCACTATGCGGTGTCGCGTCACGGATACTATTTCGCGAGCTTGCCAAATGGGCTCGGCTACGCTCGCGAGTTTCCGGATTTGACGTCGTGGGAGTTCAACGGCGCAAAGCGACAAGCTGCGGCCGTCGTCGCGACGCTCCAAGCGTAACGCGATTACGTGACGCACGGCGAGGCGTTCGCTACGATGTGCGAGCCTATCGACGGCTCGCGCGTGGCGAGAGTTTTAGACGGACCGGAAAAGCTCAGACGGAGAGAGACGATGGAACATAGACGATGGCAGCCGGTACTGCCGGCGGCGTTGAACACGCCGGAGCCGAGAGCGTGGGGATTTGCGACGCAGGTAGAGCCAACTGAACGCGGTGCGTTCAATTGCTACGCTGAAATGGCGTGCGGCGGCTTTTCCTCGTTTCATGTTCATCCCCGGCATGCAAACCGGTTCAGTATTGAAGCGGGGGTCGCGGCGGTGTTCGTCGAGCGTCCTGCAGAAGAAGGCTACGACGTTTTCATTTTGGACGCGTTCGCGTCTGGATACGCCGACCGAACGATTCACGTTCACGCGGGGGCCGTTCATGCGTTCGCCTGCCTTTCGGATCGGGCGGTGGTCTTTGAGCGTTATCTTCCGGTGCTTGGTTGGGCGCAGAGTGTTCCGACGATTCGCCGATTTACGAAGTCGGGTCGGCTTTGTCCGGACGCCGGAAATCTGCAAAGTCTGGCCGATATCCTGGCTTCAATTCTCGACGTCATCGAAGCCGTAAATCCGGAATTCTGCTGCGGTCTTGCGAATTCCGCAAAGGAGGTCGAGTGGCCGAGCCGCAAAGAATAATCGAACGCATGACGGTTGTTGTTGGACTCGACGCGCGAACGTCAAAGCAGTTCGTTGCGTCGTCGCCAACGTGGATCGCTGCTTATCCCGAGCTGCTGCGGGCTCGTTGGCTTGTGTTTTTCGACCAGACTCAGCTACCGGGTGATGCCGTGCTCGACGCTCTGGAGCGAGTACTACCGGCCGGCGTTGCTTTCGATTTAATGTCGTGGGGACTCGGCACGGAGTACGAGTCGCAACGCGAAAAGATGTTGACCGGGTTTGTGCTCGGGGCTCCATTTCGCGTACGGACCGATTGGTGGATTAAGATCGACACCGACGCGCTCGCCGAGCGGCGTTCGGACTGGCCGAATCCGGATTGGTTCAGAGGCGAAGACGGCCGAACGCCGGCAATCGTGGCGAGCCCTTGGGGCTACACAAAACCAGCGGACCAAATGGCGAGGCTCGACGCGTGGGCGACGGTTGCCGGCGTTCCAGGCGAGCCGCTCAATTTGCCAGTCGAGCCGGGCGCAAGTCGGTGTTGCCATCCGCGAATTGCCTCCTGGCTCTCGTTCTATCGGACGTCGTTTACGCTTGACGCGGCTCGATACTGCGAGCCTCCGGCGTCGCGAGGCTCCGGCGTTGCGGCATACAAGATGCCGGTCCCGTCGCAGGATGGCTTTCACTGGTATATGTCGCGGCGTCTTGGCGAGCTAGTCGTTCGTGCCAATATGAAGCGACGCGGTTGGACCAATATTTCGAGTTTTGACAAGCTCAAAGCGAGGGCCGATGAAATTCTTGGCAAGTGATGGCGTGCTCTACATGCTCAACGGGGACAAGCACGCGAACCATCTGGTGGTGTCTTTGTACTCGCTCCGGAAGTCGGGCTATCGCGGCGCGGTCGCAATTGCGGCCGGCGACGAAGCCGGGCGGCGCGTGGCGTCGCTGTGTCGCGCAGACTCACGACTTGGTCCGATTGTCATCGTGGAGTGGAACTGCCCTACGCGACGAACGCACGGCAACGGGATTCAATACGCGAACAAAACGCAGATGCATACGTTGACTCCGTTCGGCCGGACGGTATTTCTTGACGCCGACACGTTGGTGGTCGGGCCGGCCGAATCGGACGATTCGTCTCCGAGCCTTGCGGATATGCTGCCGGATCACGAGCAGGTGCGATTGACGCGTTTCGCCCGTTGGACGTCGCAGGACATTGCCGGACGGATCGAGCCGTGGCGAGAAGTGCGACCGCGAGAAGTTGCGGTGCAACTCGCCAGAGCATATCCAGCAATCAACACCGGGGTCGTGGGATTTGCGAGGACGAGCCACCGGTTCATGGATGAGTGGCGACGGGCGACGTTGCAACGAGTAGGTTTCATTTGCGACGAAATCGCGGCGCAGCTTATCTTCCCGGATTTTCCGCACGTCGTGCTGTCGGACCGCTGGAACGCGTCACCAGTCTACTCTAACCCAATTGATTACAACGCCGGGAAGGTTATTGTCTGGCACGGACACGGATTCAAGTTTCACAAAAAAGAAGTCGGGCGAGCGATTTGGCGACCGTGGTACGAAGAAGCCATCGGCCAAAATCTAGCCGACATCGCGACGTGGACCAACAACGTGCCGAAGTCGCCAGACTCATTTATCAAAACGGATTCGGAAGACGGGGACGAGTGATGCTTCCGCGAACCTTTGAGTTTGATGACTACCCACGAGACGGAATCCGGTTGTTGTCATTGCTGGATTTTCTCAAGTCTCGCTATCCAAAATTCAAGGCGTGCGTCTTTTGTATTCCGGTGGAAATGACCGACGCTGCGTGGTCTGAATTGCTACGCCGCTCGGAGTGGTTGAAAGCGTATCCGCACGGCTTTAAGCACGTGAAGGGCGAGTGCCGACGCAGCAAGAAAAAAGCGAGACACCTAAAGACGCTCGACGCGATCGCGCGCGACGCACGGTGGGGCTCCGTCTTTAAGCCACCGTGGTACGGCTACTGCGGCGAGTTTTTCGCGGAGCTGCACACTCGCGGATTTTCGCTTGCGACTAAGTCGCTCCAGCATCTACCGTTCCCGATGCCGGCCGAGTGGCGAACGTGGAACGTACGCGACGCCGAGTGGGCTACGAGTCGCGACGCGCGCAAGCGAGACGCCGGAAGGCACGTTGTTTGTCACCCGGTGTATAACGACGCACGAGCCAACAAGGCAAAGCGAACGGAGATCTCGTCGAAGCACGTCGCACGGTGGTCGCATGACTGGACACCCGACGATGAGTGGGCTTTCGTCGACGCGTTGGTGCGTCCGGTGACCGTTAAGCTGCATCTGGCTTGCGGTCCGGATGCGGTGTGGCAAGGCTGGGACTCGTTCGACGCGCGGGAATTTCCGGGCGTGCAACAATGGCGGTGGGGCGAGTCGCTGCCGTTCGGAGACAACCGCGCGGACGTGGCTTTTTGCTCGCACTCGTTCAACTACATCGACGAAAGCGAGTACGCAACGGCCGCGCTCGAAGTTTGGCGAGTGCTGCGCCCTGGCGCGATCTGGCGACTGTCCGAGGACGCGACCGATAGCGGTTACGTTTGGCGTTCTCCGGGGCAGCGCGCTCGCGGAACTGGGACGATTCGGTCGCTGCCAACGCGGGCCAAACTCGTAGCGGCTCTCCGTCGAGTTGGGTTCACGGTTCACGATGCGGAGCCGGGCAACACGCGGTCGGTTCATTCCGACGTGTTGCAAGGCGATAGTCGAGACCGACGGTATCGAGCCGGCCACAAGTTCTATCTTGAAGCGTGCAAGTCGATCGACATTCCGGATTTGTCGCGGTCGCGGTTTTACGACCCGCGAGCCAGACGCACCGGAGTCTATCGGCTGCCAGACGAGGCGGAGCAATCGCGATGAGCTTTCAACGCACGATTGATATCGTAACGCACGTTTACTGCCCACCCGGATTGAGCTGCTACGCGAAGCACCTGCTGTGGCAATATGCGAGCCTGCGTCGATACTCGCCACCAGAAGTTTGCGTGCGCCTCAAAGTCTGTGCGTCGTTTCATGACAAGACGACGATGGCGATTCTCGCCCGCGTGTTGGATGACGATTCGCGGCGAGCAACTCCGGAGTTTGCGGTTGTTCCAGTGTTGCTAGACCAGGAGCGGCTGTTTCGGCGCGCGATTGGTCGTAACATTGCGACCAACGCAACTCTCGCCGATGTGGTGTGGTATACCGACGCCGATTATCTATTTGGCGACGGATGCCTAGACGCGGTTGCGCGGCTCGTGCGTCCGGATCAGTGCGCCATGCCTGCTCGCGTCAAGATTTCGACGGATCATGAAACCGGTCAACGTATGGTTGACGACCCGCCGCTCGACGACGACGGATGGCCGGTCATTGACGACACCCGGTTTTCGGAGCGGCGCGAAAGAGTCGCTATCGGCGGGCTGCAAATCGTCGGCGGCGACGTCGTGCGCGAGCGAGGCTACTTGCGAGAAGACCGCGAGTGGCAGCAGCCAGTCGACGCAAGCCTAGGGTTTCGCTCGTGCAAATGCGACGTCGCATTTCGTCGATACGTTGGGCAGCCGTTCGTTCGGCTGGATATTCCCAACGTCTATCGAATTCGGCACACATCCGACGGACGCGACTTTGCGGCCGACGGGACCAACTTGGGGAAGCAGGCGTGGTAGCAACGATCGAAAATCCAAAGACGGATGAACGCGGGCGACGCTGGACCAACGAGTGGTTTGAGTCTGGCACTCGCCCGACGTGGGACAAATTGCTGCTGCCATACGTCGCGAAAGCGTTTCCACTTGGAACCGCTCGCTACGTGGAGATTGGCGTCTGCGAGGGAGCGTCGATGTTGTACGCGCTCGAATCGCTCAACGTCTGGTCGGCGGATGGCATCGATCCGTGGCGTCCGATTCGCGATTTGGAGCGGCTGCGCCGAGCGTCGGCTGCATACGAAGAGCATGCGAGGCACAATCTAAGCGTCTACACGTCGCAGCAAATCACGGGGCGAGGCAAGTACACTCGGACGCGGGCGAGACTGCATGCGCGGTCGTCGTACGATATGATTCGCGACGGCTCATTCGCGGCGCTTGGCGAGTTCGATATCGCCTATGTCGACGGCGATCACGCGGCGGCGCGAGCGTTGGTCGATTGCTGCGCTTGCTTTGGCTCGCTCGTTCGCGGCGGCGTGCTGATTATCGACGACCTGGACCGGCGTTGGCATCTTGGCAAACCGTGGGTGTACGAGGCAGCTCGGGCGTTTCTCGACGCGTTCGAGAAGCTCTACCGGGTGCTCTATCGAACGGACACGCAACTGGCGGTGGTAAAACTATGAGCGACGCGACGGAGCAAGGTGCATTTGGAGCAAAATTTTCGCGGCGTCGCGGAGCCTCAATCGACGAGTCGCTCGCGGAGGTGCTGCGCCACGTAATTGCGGACGCGCAAGCACGCATGAATCCGCTCACGACGACGGTGGCGGATATCGGCGCGGGGGCCGGCGGCTACGTGCTGATGGCGTCGAAGCTGCCGGGCGTGCTCGCTGTCGGAGTGGACGGGACGCCGGGGATCGAGCAAATCTCCGGCGGTTTCGTGCGTGAGGTAAACTTAGCCTCCGTGCAGCTAACCAATTGGGTATTCTGGACGTGGGAGGACCGGTTCAAGCAAGTGAAGCGAACTACGCTCGACGTCGCGTGGTTCATCGAAGTTGGCGAGCATATTCCAAAGATTTGCGAGCAAATCGTCTTCTGGAACTTGTGGCGCAGCAATGCGGCGACGTTGGTGGTTTCATGGGCGACGCCGGGGCAACGCGGTCGCGGACACGTCAACTGCCGGTCTTCGGAATACGTCGCGAACCGTCTAGGCGAAAGCGGATACGTCATTGACGACGAGGCGACTGCCAACGCAAGGCGCAGCGCGGGGCGAGGCTGGGACCGGAAACTGATGATTTTGAGGCGAGCATGAGCAACGAATGTAAGCTGCGAGTTCGTAGACGCGGAGACTTCGTTGAAACGTACACGGCGACGCGAGCCGGGGCCGGCGTGATTTTTTGTCGCGCCGGCAATGCCATCACAAGTCGTGGCGAATTCGCCTTTCCTCGCGACGTAGCGGCGGACGTTGCCGAGTGGGACCGGATCTATGAGCGGCTCGGAGGCGTGGCGATTTACGACGAGGACGGAGATCAGGTTTTGTAAAGATCCGAGAATCCGGTTGCCGAACTATTCCGGGCATGGTATAGAATACGTCGAGCCGCACGAGAGCCGAGCGTGAGTCGCGAGGCGCGGCAAGAAGGCGACGGGAGACGCAGGATGCTAGTATTATCGCGAGAGATTGGAGAGACGATTCACATCGGCGACAACGTCACGGTGACGGTTGTTGAGCTGCGACGTCATGGCGCTATGCGAGTGCGTCTCGGAGTGGACGCACCGCCCGACGTGCGAATTTGTCGCGGGGCGAAGCAAGCGGCGACGGACGACCCGCAAACGCGAGCCGAGCGGCGTTTAATCGCGGCGTTGCGAGAGTTTTTTACGCACGGGCCGGCAGACTCAATGGCGGCGCTGTCTGCCATCGTCGCTCGCTTGGCGACGGAATCAAACGACGGGAGACTTGGCGATGAATGACCCTCTATCCGTGCCGGTGGAAGTACCGGCGGAGGACGCGTTGCGATCACGTGACGCGGCAAGCGATATCGAGCGGCGGGCGATGGAAGGCGCGGAGTATCACCGCGCCGAGGGACTTTCGCAAAGCATGCTGAAAGTGTTCCGCGAAGACCCCGAGCGATTTTTTGAGCTGTACGTTTCGCGCGTCGTCGCCGACGCAAGCGAGCCAACGGACTCGCAGCGGTTCGGTCTGGCGTTGGAACGGCTCGTGTTTTACGGCGAGACTGGGCATAAACTGATTCCTCCGGACGTGCTCAACGAGCAGGGACACCGCAAGGGCGGACGCTGGACCGAATTTAAGAACCGGATGGAGCAAGAACACGGTCCGGGCGTGTCGCTTTTGACAATCGACGAGTGGGACAAAAAGGTCGGTCCCGTCATGACCGCATGCGACAAGCTGCGCGAACACCCGCGAGCGTCCAAGCTCTTGTGGGGGCAAGGCGATCCGCATGTTGCCTATTTTTGGACGGACGAACAAACCGGGCTGCGCTGTAAATGCCAGCTCGATATTTTGTCCTCGCGTGGAATCATCGTCGACTTGAAGGCGATGGCTTCGGTGTCGGCTCGTGATTTCGCGTCTTCGGTGTACGAGTACGGATATCACTGGCAGGCTTGGTGGTATCAGCAAGCGGTGCGGCGAGCGACAGGCGAAACGATGCCTTTCGTTTTCGTTTGCGCGAAAAACAAACCGTCGCATCACGCCGAGTGCTACGAGCTAGGCGCGGACTGGATGCGATTAGCAGAGTTAGAGATTCGGCGGTCACTCGCCGATCTGAAAGCGGCGTATGACACCGGAGATTGGCATAGTGCCACTCACGGAGATGTTACGGTTTTGAACCCGCCGAGTTGGGTTCTCACGAAGACGGAGTAAAAACGATGGCAATGGGACAGACGGACGACATGGGGTTTGAGGATTCCGTATTAGCGGGATTATCCGCGAACGCGGTTACGGCGCTTTCGACGACAGGGGTAACGGCGCAACGGACTGGAAATCAATTCTCAACGGCGGTTCGCGTTCAAGTTCCTCGCGTGCTGCAAGAAAAGCACAAGCAACTGCTGCAAGAAGCGACGCTCGCGGGAGAGTCGTTCTACTACGGCTGGGGGACCGGAAAAGACCGGGTTCTGGGACCGTCGATTGGGCTCGCAATGGCTGCGGCGAGAGTGTGGGGCAACTGCGCGGTCGACCTTGCGCCCATGCAGGAAGCGGCGGACGCGTGGATTTTCACGGCTCAATTTATTGACCTGGAAACCGGTTTCACGCTCGCGCGACAATTCCGCCAATCGAAGCACTGGTCGGTGCAGGGAAAGTACGACCAGGAGCGAAAAGATGACATGAGGTTTCAGATCGGCCAGTCAAAGGCGGCTCGCAATGTCGTCATCAACGCGCTGCCAAAGTGGCTCATTGATGCGGCGGTCGCGGCGGCTCAAAACGGCGTGCGAAAGCGCATCGAGCAGTACGTTGAAACCAACGGGCTCGCGAAAGCCGTTGATATTGTGCTCAAGCAGCTCAAGCAGCACGGCGTCAGCGAAGAAGCAATATTGGCAAAATGCCAAGTCGCGAAGGTGACGGGGCTCGACGTCGAGCACGTCGTGATGTTGCGTGGCGACCTATATTCGCTCCAGCAAGGCACGGACCGTCCGGAGGCGTTGTTCCCAACGGGCGGCGAGTTGCCGGCGGCGCAGCAAGCGACAAACGCCACGACGACGCGAGGGACCGGTCCGGTGCGGTCGGCGGTTAACGATGCGCTGGATGACGACGCGGCGACGGACTCGCGGCCGGTGCAATCCGAGAAGGCGAAAGTCGCGAGCGAGCAAGCGACGACGCCGGCGGCAAAATCAAAGAAACCGCGAGCCGAGGCGTCTGCGGTGACAAAATCGACGCCAGCTCCGGTAGGTCCGCCGGCTGAACCGGTTCCGTCGCCGATCGACGCGGTGGCGGATGACGTTGGCGAGTTGGCAACGGCAGTCGCTGGCGAGCAGCCAATTGCATCCGACAACTCCGCGACGGACGTGGAGCCGCAGTCGCAGCCGTCGTCGGGCGGCGACGTCGGCGAGGGACTCATTGATTTGCCAAACGGATTCCGCGCGCGGCTCAAGACGACTCGCGCGCCGGCGGAAATCGACGCGCTGATGAAGGAGTTCGACGTCGAGACGACGACGGATGAGCAATGGAAGGTGATGACGACGTTGGCGGAAAAGCGACGCGTTGAACTACGCCAAGCGGCGCGACGCGGAGCCTAGCGTTTTGGCGCGACGCGGAGCGAGTCGAGACGCACCACCAGAAGCATTCCGTGATGCTCGGATTCTGGCGAGGAAGGTGGGCGGCGCGGTAGCCGGCGCAACTCTCGACTCGCTCGCGGCGTTGCGCGCGAGCAATCTTGAGGCGTGGGGATTCGCGATGGGACAGCGAGAGCTTTTCGACGGGGACGGAAACCCGACCGCGAGACGCGGACTTGCGCCGCGCGACCCGCACGTGCGAACGAGTGACGCACCGCGAATTCGCGGGCAAAATCTCGCGGTGTTGTTGCGCCTGCGGGAGCGTCCGGCTACGTCCGCCGAGTTGGCGGCGATTTCGTTGAAGTACACTGGGCGAGTCTCGGATTTGCGCAAAGCCGGCGCGGAGATTATCTACGACGGCGAACGGGCCGTTTACGTGCTAGTGCGGGATCTCATTTTGGACGGAGACACCAACCGTGGCTGATCCGAAACGCAAGCCGGGAAGTCGAGCGGCAGCGGTTGTTTGTCAATGTCGCGCGCACAATCCAACGCTGTGGAAAGACGAGCCGGCGGTGTCTGGCTCAATTCGGACGGTTTGCAAGCTATGCGGGCGTTTCATCGGACGACGGCCGGTGGACGACAAACGGAAGACCCGCTAAGGTTCGACGCGTCGACGCAAGACGACACGCGAAGCGAGACGCGAGACGGGAGACGAGACGATGCAGGCGGAGCGGGTGGGAGCCCTTGCGCGGGCGTTATTGTCCGGGGGCGTAGTCGGAAGCCTAGGAGCCGAAGCGGCGGTCGTGGCTTTGGCAATCGCGGTTCATGGTCGCGACGATACGAGCCATCTGGCGCAATGTCTCGGGATTAGTGAGCGGAGCGTTCGGCGACACCGGGCCGCAGCCGAGCGGGCCGGGATTATTCCGGCGGGCGACGGAACGCACCAGGGGCTCGCGGACGCGACGATAGGCTCGGCGACGAGCGGAGAGCCAAGCGACAGCGTCCGGACGCGTCTGGCGAGCCATGCGGCGACGGAGAGCGACGCGAGGCAGGCTGGAAGCGATGGCGACGAGGCGGAACGAGGCGCGGCCAAATCTGGCCGGGATCGAGGCGATGGCAGCGAAGCGAGCGGCCAAATCTGGCCGGAGCCAGTCCTAACGGGTGGTTTGCATCGGCCAAATCTGGCCGATGGCACTTCCGACGGGGGGTTGCTCGCGGCCAAATCTGGCCGGGAGCGGCCAAATCTGGCCGGAGCCTCGCGCGAAGAATCTAGTTTAAACCCAGCACTACGGTTCCGGTCTTCTCCTGGCGCATTAAATCACGGCGCGCCGCGCCGCGCCGTATTTGGATTTCGGTTGTCCGAAGATGACATCGAGACGTTTCCGACGATTCCGGGGATCGACGGGATCAAGCGTCGACGAGTTGCGCCGCTCGCTCGGGGCTCGCTCGTGGACGGCTGCGACGTGTGCCGAGTTCTTCCGGCGGATATCTGCCGGGATATTCAACGGCTTGTTGTGTGGTGGCGTCAGCAAATCGGAGTGTCCGGGGCGGTTACTGGGGACTCGGGGCTAGAGTTGGTTTTAGTCGTGGCGAAGGCGTTGGCGATTGCTCGCGGCGGGAGTCGCGTGCGGAATACGGCTGCTGTGCTCGTGTCGTGTTTTCGGTCGGGGGCGTGGCGACAGGAGCGAGATTGTTTGGCGGACGCGGTGCGGTGGGTTTCTCGGCTCGTCGAGACGGGCGACGTTGCGTGGGCGACGTCGGACGACGAGCGGGATTTGATTTCTTGGAAGACGGGAGCGGTCGGATGAGTTCTGGAGATTTTGGTCCAGTCGGGTCGCGGTCAACGAGACCGATAGCGACAAGCGAACAAGAGCGACGCGAGCAGCCTCCGGACGGCGAGCCGTCGGTGGCGGGCGTCTGGAGCGACGAGTTGCCGTTGCCGGACAACGGAACGCGGCAAGCGAACCGGCGAGCAGCAACGCAACGCGGCGGTCGCGGAGCGGCTCGCGCGGGGCGTCGCGCAGCGGAGAACGCTCCGCCGGATGTCGCAACGTCCGAGGCGTTGCGGCTTCCACCTGTCGACGTCGAGGCGGAGACTTCGGTGATTGGCTCGGCTCTGTTATCGGCGGAGGCGTTCGATGAAATGGCGTTAGTGGTGAGTGACGCCGATTTCGCGGACCCCGTGCTCGCGGTGATGTGGCGAGCGATTGCAGCGATTCGGGAAGCAGGCCGGCCGCTCGACATCGTGCTCCTCGCGGAGCGTTTGCGGGCGGAGGGAACGTACGAGCGGATTGGCGGAGCGGCCGGATTGCACCGGCTATTCAATGCGGTCCCGAACGCGGCGCACGGTAGATACTATGCCGGAATCGTGCGCTCAAAATCGATTCTGCGGCAGTTGTTGCTCGCGTCCGAAACGACGATTACAGAGACCTACGCCGAGGCGGCCGAGCCGGAGGCGATCTTGTCGGCGGCCGAGCAGCGAATCTACGCCATCGCGGATCGAGGCGTTGCGGCGACAACTAGCGGCGTTGACGTGGGGGCGGTGCTTGCGGAGGCGATTGAAAGGATCGAGGCGAGACGCGGCGGGGGGCTCGTCGGCATGCCGACCGGGATTCACGACCTAGACGAAATTACGGGCGGGTTTAGGCGTCAAGAGTTTGTCGTGATCGGCGGACGGCCGTCGATGGGGAAAACGTCGCTCGGCTGGACGATTTGCCGGGCTGCGTCGCGAGCTGGGAATCGAGTGATGTTTGTCTCGCTCGAAATGTCGGCGCTAGAACTGGCGGACCGGGCGTTGTGTATGGAAGCTCGCGTTAACCTGCACCGCGCTCGCTCGGGGACAATCTCGAACGAGGACCGGGCTAGGCTCGTCGAATCGGCGGGTGAAATTTCGTGCCTGCCGATTGTCTTTGACGACACGCCGGCGCGACGCGTGGCGCAAATCGCGGCGTTGGCTAGACGCGAGCAACGACGGTCGGGACGGCTCGACATGATCGTGATCGACTACCTGCAACTCGTCGAACCGGACTCGTCGCGAGACCCACGACAAGAGCAAGTCGCGAAGATCGCGCGGCGGCTCAAGCTCCTGGCTCGCGAGCTAAACGTATGCGTGGTGGCTTTGGCTCAAGTCAATCGGCAAAGCGACCGCGCCGGCGAGCCACCAAGGCTCTCGGACCTTCGCGAGTCGGGGGCGATCGAGCAGGATGCGGACGTGGTGGTGTTTGCGCATCGGCCGGCGTACTACGGGAAAGGGGACGTCGAGCCGACGGCCGACGCGGAACCGGCGGAGCTACACGTCGCCAAGCAACGGAACGGTCCATGCGGACAAGTCGATGTGATTTGGATGCGGCGGTTTGCGGCATACACGGATCGAGCGAGCGAGCGGTACGACGGCGACGAGTGGACCCCATATCGGGAGTCGTCCTCGCCTGGGGCGTACGATTTCGGTCCGATGTCGACTCCGCCGGCCGAGCCGACAATACCGGGGGTTCCTAGCGTCGATACGCCGGTGTCGAATCCAGCGAATCGACGCGACTTGTTTTAGGCGTGGCGTTGTGCTAATCTTCTCGACGCGGATTCGTCTCCCGCGCTCAGAGCCCCGCTGTGATTCCCGTCCGGCGGGGCTTTCTTTTTTTCCGGATTCTTTTCCGGATTCGCTCGCCTGCTATTGCATCCTATTCCGAAGGTGGTAGTATTACCCCATCGGACGCGGGTTGCGGCCGAGGCGGAAAGACGAGACGACGGGAGACGGGAAGATGTGCCAGACGACGAAAACCGAACGCGGAACCATCAAGACTTGCAAGCGCTGCGGCGGAAAAGGATTCGGGAATTGGGCGGTCGCTCATCTTGGGGTTCCTGGGCTCTGCATGGCCTGCAACGGCTCGGGGCAAGTCGTCGCCTTCTCGATGGCGACGCGGGTCGCTCAATATTTGTCGCGGATGCAGGCTTGGGCGGACAAGCTAGAAACCAACGCGAACAAGCTGGAAACGGCATTGCAAAACAAGCGGTTTGGCTCGGACTTTCATCAACAACAAGTCGCGAGCTTTCGGGCGAAGCGGGTTGAAGTTTTGGCGGACATCGCACGCGTCGCAGCGGCCGGAAAGGTTTCGGCGAAAGAGCAAGCGGCGAGCGGACCGGCTTAGAAAAAAGACGGAGCGGGGGCTTGCATCCTATTCCGTATGCGGTAGGATGTTGGAGTCGGACGCACGGGGCGGACGACGAGACGAAACGACTACAACGGGAGACGGGAAGATGGCAATTGCAACGGAACGCGTCGGGGCGCGAGTGTACGTCACTGGGAACACGTACGAGATTCGCGGGCAACTAAAAAACGCCGGCTGCCACTGGGATGGCGATCGCAAGGCGTGGTGGATCGGGGCAGCTAAGGCGTCCGAGCTTGAAAGTCTGATCGCGGGGCTCGGCTCTGCGCCGGCGGCCGCGCAAAGCTCGGAGCAACGCGAGGACGTCTCGGGGCGACCTGTCTACGGGAAGGTTGAGTACAAGGGGCGAGCCTATTACGTCATCGGAATTTCTCAACGAACCGGAAAACTCTGGCTTACTGTGCTCGACGGCTCAATCAATTTTTGGGCTGCGGAAACCGCGTGCCGGTGGACCAAGACGTACGAGCCGCGAGAGTATCGCGGGCGACGCGAGCACCAGACGCTCGGCGGGCTGCGACGCTTTATCGAACGCTCGCGGGAAGCGGACCGAGAGATTGCGGCCGGGCGAATCCCGCACGGGTACGCGATTGACCGCGAAGACGGCCAAGTAAAACGCCGCTCCGAGTGCGATATGCCGGAGTAGGCGACGAGCACAACGCCGGCCGGAGAACGCTCCGGCCGGATTGGGAGGAAAAGATGAGCAAAAAAAAGAGCGAGCCGATCGACTTGCCACGACTCGAAACTGCGTACGGGAACACCGTGCTGGTGCGGGCCGATGGGTTTGTTTGCGTCGCGGGGGTCGACTATTCGACGTGCCACATCGAGGTGGCAGGCGTTAACGACGACGTCTTAGTGTTGTACGTCCCGAGCCGCACCGCGTACCTCAGCCGAATGTCTCGGTCAAAGCATTGCTCGCCCGAATATCTGGTGTTCCGGATTAAGTCGCTATCGGTCGACGAGAGCGGGACTCGCAAATACGAGGTGCAGCCGCTCGGGTCGATCGACGTTGGGCGAGACACAATAAAAGAGCGGCGGATGCGTTGGGCGGCGCAAATCGAGTCGCGGCGAACTAAGCCGGGAGGCTAATGTGACGGAGTTAAAGCGAGTGCTAGAGCGGCTTACGTCGCCTTATGACGACCGCTCGTGGCTAGAGTGCGATGGTCTCACGCGGGTGCTCGCGTACGTGCTCGCGGGGGCCGGCGTTCCACATCGGGCAATGGTTGGTCGCGTCGAGTATTCCGGGCATGAGTTCGAGCCGCATTTCTGGCTCGTCGTCGAGCCGTGGATTATCGATTATCGGCTGCGAATGTGGCTCGGACCATCGGCTCCGCACGGCGTGTTTTTGCTGGAACACGGGACGCCTAGACAGGACCGCTCACGCTATGGCACCGGCGAGCACCCGGACTATCACGGGCGGGTGTGTCAGTTCTTGGCAACAGAAACGATTTTCGAACTTTTATCGGGGCGGAAAGCGGAGACGGCAACGTGGCAAGCGATCATGCAAGGCAAAAAGTTTGCGACGCGATCGAGCGAGTGACGCTCGACGTACTCGCGGCGGGGCGTGCCAGTATCGGTCCAAACGAGTGCGTGCGGTGGGCGTTTGTCTTGCTGCAAGAGTTGACTTGCCGACGCTCGATGCCGCGAGCAATCTTCCAATCGGGCACCGCTATGTTTCCAATGCTCTCGCAAGGAACGCCGGACGACGGCGGTGAAACGCACTTTTCGTACGTGTGGGAGTTGAGCGAGCAGACGCGGCGACGCGTCGAACGCGGCGTGATGCCAGAAATGCACGCGTGGGTTGCGGTGCCGGATCACGGCATCATCGTCGATGCAACGCTAGGGTTTCAGCGCGAGAACTACACGCGGACGCAGGCGATAGCGAACGCTGACGCGTCACGTTGGACGAACGCCGAGTTGCCGGCGGTGTTCGTCGGAGACTCCGAGGACGCTGGACGACTGCGACTTTCGTATCGTGCGGACATGGCGGCGATCGAGTGCGTGCACGTATTGCGCGAGCCGACGTTGGCTCGTCGCTGGATTAGGCATTATTTTGACTAGGAGACGACGGATGGCGGAACAATCGAAGATTGCGTGGACGACGTCGACTTGGAATCCGTGGCGAGGCTGCACCAAAGTGGCCGAGGGCTGCCGGAACTGTTACGCGGAAAAACTCGCCGAGCGATTTCCGGATACGTTTGGTGTCTGGGGCGACGCTGGTGCTAGGGTGGTCGCGTCCGAAAAGCAATGGAACGAGCCGAAACGCTGGGAGACGCGAGCCGCAAACGCGAAGCCGGGTGATGCTCCGTGGTATGTGTTCTGCGCCTCGCTCGCGGACGTCTTCGAGTACTGGCGAGGATCTTTGCGGCATAGCGCGGGTGTCACGATGCGCCTAATGCACGAGCCAAACGGGCATCCTTTGAAATGGGGAGCCGGCGTCGTGCTCGATCACCCTGGAACCGGGCGACTGTTGACAATGCAAGACGCAAGGCAGCGGGTGTTTGATACGTGGCAAGCGACTCCGCACTTGCGGTGGCTCGTGCTTACGAAGCGACCGAAAAACATTCTTCCGATGCTCGACGGCCGGAAGTTTCCAAACGTCATGTTTGGGACGTCGGCGGCGATTCAAGACGACGTTGACCGGCTGCTGCCGTATCTAATCGCGGTCAAACGTGCTGGTGTGTGTGCCGGCGTGTTTTTATCGGCCGAGCCACAAGTCGAGCGGCTTACGCTCGATCACGACTACGATGCGACCAGCGGATTGACGCGGCGATGGCTCGGACCGGGCGGTCTAGATTGGGTGATTATTGGGGGCGAGAGCGGGCAAAACGCAAGGCTTTTTTGCGTCGATTGGGCACGTGATTTAATCGACGAGTGCCGCGCCGCTGGGACCGCTTGTTTTTTCAAGCAAACCGGCTCGGTCACGATGATGAGTCGAGACAGCATCGAGCGACGAAGAGCGGGCAATAATCCGGAGAATGAGTGGCCGGAGGGAACGTCGTTTACTTCGCGAGCGTGCGACATTGGAACCGAATGGCAGGGGCACTTGGTCGCGTTGCGCAGTACGAAAGGCGAAGATCCGGCCGAGTGGCCGGAGTGGTTGCGTGTCCGAGAATTCCCAACGTGCTTTGAGTAGGCGAGGCGAAGTCATGAACGCCACGACGTGCCGAGCGTGCGGAGAGCGTTTGCGAAACGTCGCGATGGAGCGGCGAAAAATTCGCAAAACGCGAAACCAACCGATTGTGGACGAAGAGCTAGACTACTGCCTAGATTGTGCTGATGAAATGTTTTTTGGTGTGCTGGCTTGTCAGCGTTCCTTGGGAGAGTTCCGGTTTGGGACTCGCGGCGGAGATCGCGTGATTCGCTCAACGAGAGGGCTTGCGTGAGTATTAATCGCACCAAACCGCGCGTACGACGTAGCGCCAAGTGGGAGGCATTGTCAAAGCGGATTATTGCCAAGCACCCCTACTGCGCGGTGTGTGGCAACACGACAAAGCGAGAGCTACGCGGACATCACAAAGTGCCGGTTCACGTCGATCCGTCGCGCGAGCTTGACGAAGCGAATGTCGTTGTTCTCTGTCAAGGTAAGACCGTCAATTGTCACTTGTTGGTTGGGCATTTAATGAGCTGGCGGTCGTGGAACGTCGCGGTCGATTCCGATATTGCAAGGCTCGCGTCGGCAATTCAATCGCGGCCGATGCTCGCTCAAAAAACACAACCGGAGAGCAACTCATGATCAAAGCGGACAAGGAGGAAAGTTTTGGCTGCGTCGGCTCGTCAATTGTCTTGCGGTCTGGACGTTACATCGACCTGTTGAATCCAAAGCCGAGCGATATTCGGATCGAAGACATTGCGGCGGCGTTGGCGAAGCTCTGTCGATTTGGCGGGCATTGCTCGCGGTTCTATTCCGTCGCAGAACACTCGATACACGCGGCATCAATTGTCAAAGACGACGGCGCGGAGCGTCTCGCAATACTGGCGACGCTGCTACACGATGCGGCAGAGGCATACATCGGCGACGTCGTCCGGCCGTTGAAGCGAGTGCTCGGCGAGCGCGTGCGTCAAATCGAGGAGCGAATTCTAGCGGTCGTGTCGGACCGGTTTCTAGTCGACGTGATGGCGTACAAACCGGTGTGGGAGCCTGTCGACAATGCGCTTTTGATTGCCGAGCGCAACGCGTTGTTTCCGTCGCGAATGAGTGGCGATCCGGTGTGGCATCTGGAAGACAGAGTGCGAAAGGTGCGTTTGTTTTCGTTCGGATATTCCTCCGAAAAATCGGAGAAAGCATTTTTGGACTTTTTTGACAGTCTATCGGGGAGCGTCTCGTGAAAGTGATTTTTGACGACGCAGAGTTCAGCCGAGTCATTAAGGGCTCGGCGGGTAGTGTTGACGCAAGCGAAGTCGCGGTCGTCGTGCGAGAGCACGGAACGGAGCAAGGCAATCCAGTTGCGGCGTTCACGTTTTTGGTGCGAACGGAAAACGGTCCTTTGCGCGTGCAAGCGACGTCGACGGTCCGTTCGTTTCTGCTACTTGCGGCGGCGCTACGCGGCAAGTTTGAGCATCTTGATTTAGAAGCTCCAGTGCCGCTCCCGGAGAACGCACCGAAAACGATTCGCGGCATCGTCGATGGCGTTGGCTATGATGCGGTGCTCATGGAGCGGGTCTACTTGGTGCATGCGGACGGGTCCGGCATCGGGATCGCGACTACCGAGGCGGAAATCCCAGTCATCGCAAAGGCGTTGGATTCGCGACGCGTTCGCTGATTTTGCATAGAAACCGGGGTGTCCTCTTGATTCGTCTGGTCGGTAACGCGTCGATTGTGCTGCCGTTGCCACCCAAGGCTCTCGACCCAAATGCTAGGCCGTCGCGATGGGGGAAAATTCGCGCGAAGTCCAAATATAGAAAGCAAGTTGCCGAGGCTGGAATCGCGTGGATTATTGATCGTTACGGCTGCCTAGCGAAGCCAAACTTTCGGCAAGAACGAGTGCGTCTTGTCTATCAATTTGGGCGACGAGCAAAGCGACGCGACCCGGATAATTTGATCGCGTGGGCTAAGGCGGCGATTGATGGATTGGTGGACGCGGGGATTTTTGCCGACGATAGCCAATTGACTTACGATCCACCAACGCAAACGACGGGCGTAGACCTGCCGTCGTTGATCGTCGAGATTGTTTCGGTGGGGTGGAAAAGCGAAGCGACGCAAGAAGACAAACCACCAAAACAACGCGAGCAATTATCAGGTGACGACGTCGGGCGAGTCGCGGCGGCGCTTGCGGCATGCGTTGACGTGTTAGAGAGCTTTTCGCTTACGGCGGTGGTCGCAATTGGCAACCGAGAATCGCGACGCGTCGCGGCATTGTCGGACGCTCGCGCCGCTCTGGACGTACTAGGCCGCTCTTGACTCGGCTTTTTGCCGAACCGATAACTAGGCGATTCTGCCGGCGGTCAACGCGTGGACGTGGCGCGGTGCTGCGAGTCAACGCTTGACGCAGGCGGGTTTCTCTAGGAGACGTGTCGATGCTTGGCAGATTCGTGCTGGCGGTGTTGTTGTCTTGCGTGACGTGCGGAGGAGCGATTCAAGCGACGGAGCCACCGGTAATCGCGGTGGATATCTCGACGCTCAGCGATGGATCATACGTGCTCGTAAAGGCAGGGGGGACCGTAACGCTGCGCCCTTTGCAACTGATTGTCCCATCGGTCGCTCCGACGCCGATTCCACCGCAGCCGCAACCGTCGGTGCTCACGGCTCGCCAAATCGCGTTTCGGGACAAAACGCAGGCGGTCGCGACGGACGCGGCGAAGGCTCAGGGGCCGGCGCTCGCGGCGCTTTATCGCCAAGTTGGCAAGTCGGTGCGGACGGGCCAGCTAGGCGACGCGGCGACAGCGGCGATGGCGACCAAAGCGGCGACCGATCTGCTGTTGACGACGAACGCGGCTCCGTGGGCCGGCGTTCGGCAAACGCTCTCAGACGAGTGGACCAAGCTCCAAACGTCTGGCGCGCCTATCGCTTCTTACGCGGAATTATTGGAAGACGCGGCGGTCGGCATTGAGGCGGCGAGCCCACGGGCAATTGACCCGGCAATGCTCGCGCTGATTCTCGAAATCGTCAAAATCATCTTGGCACTGTTCAAGCCTGTCTAATCGATCGCGGTCCGCCGCACCAAACTGAAGCGCACGACGGAGAAATTGTCGATGTTCCGAGCCCATCCATTGTCGCACCTGATCCCAAGTCGCAACACGTTCTCCGCCGAACCGATGACGCCGGCAACGTCGGCGGTTGTGTTGTCGTCGCTCTATTCTGACTCCGGCGGTTTCGTGGGAGCGTTTTGCGCAAATAGCGAACGCGGTCCGACGTGGGCGAATCGCGTAGCCAACTACGATCGCGACGAGTTTCGACACGATACGCCGGGGAATATCAAACGATTTTCAGAATTGCCGACGGCTCGGATTCAACCGGGGGCCGGTAAGGGGCAGCGGTCGATCGTGTGGCGTCACGCGTTGGAGCAATGGCGCAAGAACGGCTCGGAGGGGCCGTTACCTTTTTCGTGCTATCAGGATTATGGTTCGTGCGTCGACGCGGAGGCGTCGGAACGCATCACGGCGATGGCTGGGTGGAGAGCCGCTCAGCCGACGTTGCGGGAGCGATTCCGGCGAGCGGCGGCGTGGTATCGCTACGCCAACCGTGGGTTTTGCTCGGACGGCTGGAGCGGCTGGGCGTGCGCGAAAGTCGCGTTACAAATCGGTGTTGCTTGGCGTCAGAAGTACGATGAGGGCGATTTCGAGGACGACGACAAGAACGAGCAAATTGTCGCGCGCACGTGGTGCAGGAACGGTGTGCCAAAAAGTCTTGCGGAACGAACGCAACGCGAGCACCCGCACAAAGACGGATCGATCACCGATTTCGATGGCGGGATGGAAGGGTTGCGAGACGTGTTGCTGGCGGGTGGGACCATCGCGACGGGCGGAGTCGTTACCAGCGGTGGCTCTCGTCCGTTCACTCCGGGACGAGTTGGGCCGCATATGCAAGGCATCGGCGGGTTTGACGACACCGACGAGTACCGGAAGTTCATCAAGGACCGGATGGGGTATACGCTCCCGGAAAACGACTTTGCGCTAGTGTTCAACCAGACCTGGGGCGAGGGCTGGAGCGGCGAGTGCGCCGACCAATACTGGCCGGATTTTTGGGGCGAAAAACCGCAGGGGGCGTGGGTCTGTCTGGCATCGTGGGCGTTACGCAATTTTGAGGGCGATATGCTGGCTTGGCTCCCGGATTTCGTTGGCGTGGCGGACCCAAATCCGGTTCCGCCGAATCCGGTTCCACCGCCGGCTCCGCCGGGGCCGATTCCGCCGAGCGGCGTTGTCGTCGGCGGGCAAGTAACGCTGAACGGCAAGGCTTACATTTTGGTTCCGAAACCGGAACTGTAGTTGTTGGAGTTGATTGCGTCTGGTGTAATCCGCCGACGGATTGTTCGTTGGCACTTTGTTTAGGAGCAAATCGATGAATCGCAAGGCTTGTTTGCGTGTGTTGGTGTTGGGCGTGGTGGCGTTGGCGTTCCTCATTCCGATCGGCGGCGTTGACGCTGGCGAGTGCGGGCTGCTCTCGGGTGTGTGCGGGCGTGGAGTCACGCGCGACCGCGAGGGGCGATATGTCGCACGCGTTGGCGAGCGAGTCGCGGTCGTCGGCGGAGTCGTGCTCAGGAAGGCTCGCGGCGCTTTTCGTTGGACGATTCGCGCTCGCTCGTAACGACGGTCGGTGAGGCTAACGTAGTCGCTCCGCCCGAGCCAAAGGTACTCGGGCGGAGCCGTTCTAAAAACGCTCAAGATACGATTGGGGAAAGCGTGGACTCGACAGCAGACATAGCGACCGTTGTGATCTCAGTGTTGGGAGCCGGCGGTTTGTCGGCGCTTTCTGTGAAGTGGCTTGAATATCGGCAGAAAGCGCACGAGATGGACCAGACGCACGAATCTGGAGTCCTGGAGCGGATGGAGACGCGGCTCACCATTGTCGAGGCGGCCGAACGCGAGTGCCAAAACGCGAAGGAGTCGTTGCTACGAGAAATCGGAACGCTACGCTCGGAGAACGCCGGACTCAAGGCGGACGTCGCGCAAATCAAGCGGCATATTGAGCGAGCGAACGGCTCACGCGTCATCCGGGGATCGTGCTGCGACGACGGACGGATTACGGCATGGTTCGATGCGGCGGATGGAGCATGGATTGGATGGCGTTGCGCCGAGATGCTGGGAAGCCCAATTGAACGGCTTGTTCCACCCGAGGCTCGGGATGCTCACATCGAGGCGTTTACGCTCGCGGCTCGCTCGGCCGAACCGATTCGCAATCGGCAATTTCGCGACGTCTATATCCAAACGGCAGGCGGCGCAACAATGCAGGCGACCGTGATTGTCAACACCGTAGAGCGAGACGGGAACCGCTCGTTTGAGTTCGAGATCCATCGACGCGACGAGTAGCGGCGGTGGCAAACACCCGATCTGACGTGCAAAAAGGCGAGCCTAGAACGGCTCGCCTTTTTTTGTGGATTCTTTCAGGAATCAGTGCTTGCCGGTTGACTCCTATGCCGAGGATGGTAGTATTGCCCCATCGGACGCACGGGGCGGACGAGACGAAAAACGCGAGACGACGGGAGACTGGAAATGACTACAAAAGCATACGCACCGCGAATAATCGAAACTGGACTCACGGCGGTAGTCAAGGCTCGGGTGACAAAGTCGCTCGACGGGACCGGGTTTACGGTTTGGGCGGACGTCGTAACGCCGGTCGTCGACAGGCCCACGACATATGGGATCACGGTACGGTCGGCGGCTCTCGCGGGGCGAATCGCGGCTTGTATCGACGATCAGAAAGCCTTCGGGCCGGCGGCCGAGTTGCGAGCCGACATCAACGGCCAGACCTATATTTCGCACTCGGCGAAAATCTTGGGGCGAACCGCGAACGCCGACCTTCGGCGGCTCGGGTACTAGGAGCAAGACGAGCGGCGAGCGTCGCGGGGACGCTCGCCACGGGGCGAGTTGTAAGACGACAACGGGAGACGACACGATGGCGACGACAAGCAAAAAAAAGACGGCGAAGACGCAACACGAGCCGGCAAAGGAAAATCGGCGCGACGGGTTGGTGCGGCAATTCAAGGCGGCGAGGCGAGTGTCGGTTCCGCTGATCTGGATCAAGACGCCGGATGCGTCGCGGACGCAGACCGTAATCGCGGATGCCGTGAACGGCGACCGGCCGGCGGCGAAGTTATCGTGGGACGTCGTGCGAGGCGTCCACGCGCTAAATGACGCGGGGCGGGAAGCCTTGCGGACTCTCGGCGACGACAAGGTTCAGGAGACGGTTCAGAATCCGACGGCAATGCTTGTTATCGCGCAGGGATTGCCGGAGCGGACCGTTTTGTTTTTCCATAACGCGCAGCGTTTCATCGACGACGTCTCGGTCATGCAGGCGGCGGCTAACCTCCGGGACGCGTACAAAGGAGACCGTCGCACGTTGGTCCTGCTTGGGCCGTCGGCTCCGCTACCCGTCGAGTTGCAAACCGACGTCTTGGTTCTGGACGAGCCGCTCCCGGCGGAAGCCGAATTGCGCGAAATTGTGCAAGAGCAAATCTCGGCGGCCGGCGACCAAATCGAGTTCGCGGTTACGCCGGAACTACTCACGGACGCGGCGGGGCGGCTCAAGGGGACGTCGGCTTTCGCGGCGGAGCAACTTACGGCGATGTCGCTGGGGCGGTCGGCGATCGACATGCACGGTCTCGACGAGCAGGCACGCGAGCTAATCGAGCAAACGCCGGGGCTTGCCTTCGAGCGAGGGGCGGAGACGTTCGAGGACATCGGCGGTCTGGACTTCGCCAAGGCGTTCGGCTCGCGACTATTTGGCGGGCCGCTCGCGCCGTCCGTCGTCGTGCGAGTCGAGGAAATCGAAAAGGTGATGTCCGGGGCAAAAGGGGACTTGAGTGGAACGAGCGGCGACGCGCTGCAAGTGCTCTTGAGCGAGATGGAGGATAACGGGTGGACCGGAATGCTCGCCTTCGGCGCGCCTGGAGCAGGAAAATCGCTATTCGCGAAAAGCCTTGCTAACACGTTCAACGCTCGCCCAATCCGGTTCGACATGAACGCGACCAAGGGCTCGCTCGTTGGGCAGTCCGAGCAGCGGATTCGAGCCGCGCTCAAAGTCATCAAGACAATCGGCGGATCGCGGGTGTTTTTCCTAGCGTCTTGCAATCGGCTCGACTCGCTCCCGGCGGAGCTACAACGCCGGTTCCGTTGCGGCGTTTGGTTTTTTGATATTCCTGGACCGGCGGAATTGTCGCAAATCTGGGACATCAACCGCGCGCGGTTTGGCATTGCCGACGACGACGAAACGCCGGCGATCTCGGAATTGACTGGTGCGGACGTCCGGAATATCTGCGAGATGGCGGCGGCGTTGCGGTGCTCGCTCTCCGAGGCGCTTGCCTTTGTCGTGCCTCTCAAGCAGCAGAGCCCCACGGCGGTGGCGGACGCACGCGCGATGGCGGCGAATAAGTTTATCTGCGCGACTCGCGGCGGAGTGTACGAAACGCCGGACAAGCGAAGGGCTCGCGGCGAGCGTCCGACGCGGACCGTCGAAGTCGAATAGTGGTGGGTCTCTCGTTTCCGCCGGCTCGTCACCGGCGGAGTCTCGGGGGCGGACGTTGGGAGCAATCCTGACGTCCGCCCCACCCGTATCTAGGAGCGTGGGCCTATGGAGTCGCTGTTGTATCGTCGAAAAATTGAGTGTATGGAGGCGGTGACCGTGGTCGAAATTCAACGGCCGTCTCCCTACGAGCGGGTGGCTCCGTTTGCGCGGTGGCGGGCGCGTCGCGAGTCGCTCGACGGTTCGCAGGTAGGCGAGTGGGGCGAATTTACGAACCTGCTTCCGGCCGGCGGGTCGCACGTTGACGCGCGCTCTAAGTCGCAGGAATTTGAGGCGCGGATTTTGCGAGACGGCTGGGCTCCGGTGTCTCGTCGCTCGAACGCGGCGATCGCGCCGTCGCAAGGCGAGGCTGGATTCGGCGATCGGCCAGTCGTTGTCGAGTCGCGAGTTTATATGCGCGAAGACGACGTCTCGAAAGTCGATTGCGTGACCGTTTCGGCGTTGGTCGCGGACCCGTTTCGCTATCGTCCCGAACAAGTCGATGGCTACAACCCGGTTCTGGTCGGCGTTGGAGGCGACATCCCGGTCCCGTCGTTGATTCGTCCCGTGCCTTGTGTCGTTGAGTCGTGCGAGAGCGATGGCGGAGTCGATTCGCGGTCTGGTGGCACGCGGGTGCGGCTTGTTTTGCGCCCTGTTGAGTTGCCAACGCGCGACCCCGTGCAAGTTTGGCTTCGCAGCTTAGTCGGGCGTCCAAGGCCGCTCTCGTACGAGACGCTTTGGTCGGAACTGTCGCGGGTTGTCGGCGACTCGCGGCAGCGGCGCGCAATTCTGGCACAAGTGATGCGAGACGAAGTTGACGTCGGAATTTCCGAGGAGCAACGCGCGGAGCGGATCGCGGCGATTCAAGAACGCGAACAAGCCGAGCGAAAGGCGACGGAGGCGGCGAGAGAGGAGCGGCGAGCGGCGTACGCTCGCCCGGTGCGTAAAATCGATTTGGGAGACGAGTGATGCGAGACGAGACAAAAAAGCTCTTGGCAATTAAGCGAACGACGTGCGACTGTGAAAGTTGTCGCTGCGGTTGCTATACGAATCCGGGGACGCTGTCGCCAACCGATATCGTCGCGATTGAGTCGCTACGATGCGTCGACGTTGGGCAGCGCGAGGCGTGGTGGATTCGTCACGCTGAAATCTCGGCAGCGGCTCGGATGCGCCGGACGGTCGAAATCAAACAAGCGGATGGCAGCAAGACGACGCAGGTTGTTGATATCCCGGTGGCGGTGATTGTTCCGTCGCTCGTCGTCGACGAGGGCTCGCCAACCGGCAAGCGGTGCGTGTTCTTGGGCGAGGATGGGCGTTGCGGAATCCACGAGGCGTCGCCCGTCGGTTGTCGCTTGTTCGATTCGCATCAGCCGACCGTTGTCGCACTTCGGATTTTGCGAGTCATTGCGGACGAGTCGGTTCACTCGGCGGCGACCGTGATGCTGGCCCCCGAGACTGCGACGGAAGCCGATCGAGCCCATGAACTGGTCGCGGAATCGCTTTTGAAAAGCAAGAAAATATCAACGTCGTCTCCGCAGGCTCGCGCTCAGAACATGCGAGAGCTACACCGAATTATCACGGCTGCTCAATTGCTCGGTCCGTCGGTTGCGTCGGCGGTCCGAGCGGCGACTGCCTGCTCTGGAATTGATCTAGACGCGGCTTACATCGCGGATGACGGCGGGCCGCACGGAGTATAGAGCGATTCTTGGGGCGTGCTTGGGGCGTGCTTGGGGCGTGCTTGCGGGCGTGCTTGGGGCGTGCTTGGGGCGTGCTTGGGGCGTGCTTGGGGCGTGCTTGCGGGCGTGCTTGGGGCGTGCTTGCGGGCGTGCTTGGGGCGTGCTTGCGGGCGTGCTTGGGGCGTGCTTGGG